GTGTTCACGAATTGGTAGTGGTCAGGCATGCCGAATGTAACACTCATAGGTTTCTGATCAATCTCACCTAAGGTTACTATTCTGGTTCTATCCACAACATGCATGGATCTTAAACATCCTTCTTTTAACCTCTTCCAATTTACAGGTTTATCTGTAGTTCTTCCATCATCAATATCTAGTACAATAAAACTAGTACCGTACAACCTAGCCCACTTGTAAGCTTCCCTGAACAAGCTATCAACTTCAAATTCTTTGTCGGCCTCTTGAGCTAACTTAGAGTTAAACTTGCGCCACTCCCTAGTCATATCTTGTGGGACTATCTTACAAACTTTCTGGCTTAACCAGCATTCACGATAGCGTGCTGATAGGGTAACATGATCAAAATTACGTCCAGAGTGATTCCACTGATTGAAGGTAGCTTTATCTTGAGTACCACCAAGGCCAGTTGCTAGGTTGGTAAGGCCATCTTGTAGTGTAGCCATATTAGATTGTTTGGAAATAACTACATCAGATTGACTTACATCACTCTTCATAGTAACTCCTTATTACCAAGTTAAAATTCTCTTGGTTTCTGACCTGCTAACAGGTTTACTTGTTCTGGTTCTGTAGCAACAGTGTTGCTAGTTTCATCACCATCTGTATTGTAGACTACTTTGTTAGGTACAAACCCAGCTAGTAGCCCAGAAATAGTTTTATGTTTTACCTTACCATTACTACCTTTATACTTAGATCCATCCATGTTCCAAGAGCCACATATCTTAGCATCACTTGGTTTAGATTCTACCCAATCAAGCAGTTTTTGTAGTCTGTCTGAGTCTATGTGTATGTATATTGAGTATGTAAACCACTCCAACATACCAGCACCAACTTTAAAACTGCTATTGAAGCCAGCGTGATTAACATCTGGATGACTTAATATATCTTCTAGTAAGTTGTCTTGATCTATATCTAAACCTCTATTATTTTTATATTTACCTAGTTGATCTTTCTTGCTACCTTTTAATACTAAAAGTATGTTTACTACATCACTCATGTTAGTGCTTCCAATTCTATATCACTAAGTGCTGTTGGGTGAATAACAATAGATTCAAATACCTCTGAGTCTAAACCAGACCCCACTTCCACTTTTGTTAGTGGACTGACATAGTCAGTTTTAGCGCTTGTATCTCCATTTACAACTGGTGTGATATTGTTAATCCACATCTTTAACCCAGAACTATTATTCTTTGAAAACCTTATGTTTAACAGTTCGTCCCTAGCATAGTTTATTGAACCAACTAAGTAGCTTGTTTCAGATACAATACCATTATTGTCCATCCTAATATACACCCTATCAGAAGCTGGGTTAAAAATAATGGCAAGTAAATAAGCACCATCATCTGATTCTATTGCTAGTGGCCTAGAGAAGTTTACTCTGGCATCATCATAGTCAAATTGAGGTCTTACTTTAATCTGACCACTAAAGTTGTTTCTTAGGTTTGGAACACCAATAGTTGACAAGCTTGCAGTCAAGCTTGTAGCAGATCTTGTTACAGTTGTTCCAGAAGTTTTAGTATAAGACGTATAATATTTCTTTGCTTCTAGTTGCGCACCCCATATATAAAATTCAGTAAGATCACCAGATCTTAAATCTGCAGCGTAGAAGTTAGATGGAAAATTGGCATCATCTTCGTAATTAAATGATATTCTTTTCCATACCTCTGTTAGTTCTGTTAGTTTATTGTTACCATTGTGGACTAATACATTTGCAAACCCAGTACCAGTTACAGTTCTTGCCCATATACTTTTATTGTCCCCAGGAAGTGAAGTACCTTGTGCGGCTAAGTAGCCAGATCCAGACACTTTAAATGCTGTAAGTGTTCCATCTGGTGCCTCAACTGATGCTAGCTCAACAGTAGTTGTAGCTTTGTTCCATTCAGCATCTGTAAAGTCTTCACTATAAAGTAACTTGTTTGTTCCAACACCCTCTAGTAGTACACCACCTGAACCAACTATTTCTGCACCTGTACTTTCAGTAACTAATCCATTTACATCTACAGTATTACCATTCAATGTTGTGAAGTGTCCAGTATCCACAACAAATTCAGATGGGTTTTTATTTATCTCTCCTGTAACATCTTCTATTTGGGTGTTTCTAATGTCAAATACTATTTCAGTAGTTCCCGCATTTCTCCACCATACACCCACTGTAGCATCTTGTATTAAAGTTCCTGTATCTGGTGATATTCTTACATACTCATCACCTATTAACTCATTAATACCTGACAACAATATTCCTGTATAGCCCCCAGAATCTTGTATCCTTAAATCATTAGTAGATCCGCTAACATGCAAAGCTTCTGAACTAAGTCGAAACTCACTGCCTGCCGCCTTTAATGAAGAAGTTCTTTTATATACACCACCACCAGCAGGCAAGGTAGCTCTTATAGAACCATCCCCATTATCAACAAAAGTTGCACCACTTGTAGCTACCCAGTAATTTAATGCCCTATCTCTTAGCTCATTTTCAACCTGCCTAGTGCCAACGAAAGATGGTATATCTGTCTCAACTTTCTTTACAGTATCTTCATAGTCTGAAAATGATTGCTCACCTAACCTAGTAAATGTAAATGGGCCAACTGAACTTAGTAGGGAGTATAAGATAGGATCTACAACAATGGTTTTTATTTTATGTACAAAGTAACTAGTTATCTTATTACTTAACAGTAAATCCATATTGTCACCTTATGCTAAGTCTTCTACCGATATGTTTACATCCCCCTCAGTAGATTTCGCCCATAATGTCTTGCCTGCTACAGCGGGAAATATCTGAGTAAGGTTATGGCTTATTGAAAAAGTACTTTCTGTTACTGGTGCTGCAACAGCATAAGCTAACATTAGTGTATTAGTTCCTGACTTCTGAAGTATGCATCCAGCACTTGCTACTTCAACCCACGTATTACTGATAACCATAATTAATCCTGTTTACTTGAGGCCCAACCACTAGGTTTCTGTATATATAGGCCTTTCTTAGTTTTAATATTTAAGGTTGTGCCAGAGCTAGTGGTCTGAGTAATCTCAGCTAGCTCTTCACCTTCCTCACTCATAATCTTGAAAGAATTATTAGTTAAACTCTTTCCATCTATTCTTGTTTTTAAATCCATATCGTACTCTGTTATGACCAATCATCATAGTTCATACTTTTAGCATCAAAAGCTATAACGCTGGCATCTGAAACATTATCCACGAAGTCATCATGACCTGTACTAGAACCAAAAGCAGTTTGGCCAAGTAACTCTTTACGCATGTGTATATAATGTTCGTGATTCTTGGGAAGTAGTATTCTACCTTCTTTAAAGTATGGTATAGTACTTAGAAACCTAGTGAACTTGTCGTTACTTCCAGTCCCATCTCTAGGCACTGGCTTAACGTTAACAGTCCCATCTTTCAGGAATTGTTGATTTAGAAATAGGCCACTAGACTTATCTTCCATGTAGAAACCTCTTGGCTTCATGTTGGGGTTTGCTTTGTTTTGTTTCTTACACAGCTTCCAGAACTTTCTCATTTCAATTACTAAGTCTGGTGTTTCCCATTTATCTATTACAACATCTAACAGGTATAACTGTTTTCTTCTACTAACTCCCCAGAAACAAGCTACAGTATAATCTGAATATGTCTTTGTTGTGGAAGCAGTATCAGCAGTTACAAAAGTGTACCTTATATCTCTAGTATCAACAGACTCATAGGTGTTTATCATGTCACTAGTTAGTGCTGACTTACCTTTACCAACAGGCATTCCCATATATTGTGAGAAGAATGTATAACTATCTTTCTTAAGTAGCCCAAGTAAGCTATCCAGTGTCTTACGTACTGGCCAGAAAGATGATACTAATTGCTTAGCTGTCTTATTGGAACCCAGAACTGGAAAATCTCTTTCCTCATACTTCCTGTGCTCACCCTCTTTTAATTTATAATATAAAGGATCTACATGAGTGTAGCCATACATATCAATAATCTTATCATACCATTCCTTAGAACCTGTCTCAGGTGTAATAATTCCTGGGATGTTAAGCCAAGCGAATGTATCACTACTACCACCTTTCATCAAGTAACCACACAGATCCTCTTCATGTAGTCTTTGCATAATGATAACTAGTGGTGTGGTGACAGAGTTAAGTCTGGATAGTAGTGTGTTAGAGTATCTAGCATTGATCTTATCCCTCTCTGTTGGCGAATTAGCATCATCAGGTTTGATAACATCGTCAATAGACATAAGGCCTGCAAACCCTTCTGCCAAACTACCAGCCCCTTTACCAGTAAGCTTACCAGTTGTGGGAATAGCATGTATAACACCAGCACTCATAGTGCCTAATCTTTCAACAGACTTCTTGTTGTTGTCAATAATAACATCTGGAAACACTCTTTGAAAGTCTGGATCTGACATAATAGTTCTAATGTAGCCAGAACTTTCAGCAAGTACATCAGAGTTAAAGCCAGTCAGTATCGTATGCCCGCTAGGATTTCTTACCCAAGCAAATAGTGGTAACAGTTGAGATATAATTAATGTTTTACCAGCTCGCTTGCTGTACTATTCGTTTTGTTCAAGGTCGCTAACCTTAATGACTTCACTACGAATAAATTTAACATCTTTATACCTGTTTCTCTTACCACTAACCAGCTTCCAAAATACCGAGGTCATGGTGTTGTACTTAGTAGCCAGTTCAGTAAATTGTATGCAATTATACTCTACACCCCCAACCAAGAACGTATACATAGTAGTACCATCAGCCAACATATAACCTTTGCATTTCTTATGTGTTCCGTTTAGAAGTTTTAATACCTCATAAGCTTTTAACCCTGTATGCTCAGCAAACTTTATGTAGTCTCTAACAAAGGTAAGTGTGCCATCAACATAAACTACCCACGCCTGTTTAGCTACTACTCTTTGCTTTAAGTGTGCCAAATCCATATTTTCTTTTCTGTCTATAAACTCACAAGTTTCTGGTGAGTAATACCTAGATCCTGACTTATCTTTGTCTAAGTGGTATTCTTCATTACCCTTTAGCCATAGGTCAAAACCTTTAACCTCTTGTACACTAAAGAAAAAGTTGCTGTAGTTAAGCCATCTTGGGCAAACTGTTACATCTGTATACGTATAGCTTACTGTTCCAGAATTGTTGTACGTTGTACCATAGCATCTTAATAACATGTTAGACCAAAGTAAGTACAATCTTCTGTGTAGTTTAGACTTAGGAACCTTCTCAAAATCTCCTAAGTAACCTACCCCAAACGTATTTGGCTGATAATAATCCTTAACATTATCATTTTTTATATTACCGCTTAATGCAAATCTAGTACTACCAGTATTTAAAAATTCTATTCTATATTCACTGGGTTTATATTTATTTCTACCTAGTATCTTAATAGGGCCATAGCTATTTGAATGTATGCTCCCCACTTTATACTTTTCTGATATGTAATCAGTTTCTATTTCCATCTTGTAAAGTCTCCAGTATTTCTACTGTGATTGGATCATGTCTTGTTAGCTTCTAGCTAACCTCTAAGTTTCGAATGCGCTTGCATCCTACGTCCACAATGGACTGACCTCTACACTTTAGCTACTTTATTCACTATAGCTCGACATTGCCTACAACTAAATGTTTAGGTTTCATCGAATTAAAAGAGTTTAGACCGCCCCGATATAGGTTAAGGCGGTATATTAATAATCATCCTAGTGCATGTTTGGTCTATCAACTTCTGGATAGCTTCAAACAACACAACATAGTAATCAACAAATATTAGTTCTTGTCCAGTTAAGATCTTAAAACAAAATCTTGAGAAGTCTTGGAAGTTTCCTTCAAGATGATTTCTTAGTACTTCTATCTCATGTTCATCTAGATTAGAAATATAACTCATAGGTTCTCCATTAGCTCTCTAGGAACCCAGTTAGTATTTCTTCAACATCTTCCTTGCTAGCAATAAGAACCGTTTGCTTACTGGACATAGGTTGCCCTTTCCCTTCTGCTATGAGCCTAGATATTTCTTTCGATATATCAATAACAGTTTTAGGATCAGCAGGTATTGGTTCTTCTTTGCCTGTATCAGGATTAAGGTAAGTGCCACCAAAAGCAGCTTCTTGCAACTCAGCCATCTTAAGTATTCTTTCAGCTATGTGTAAACCCTTTTCCTGCATTTCATCTACCAACAGTTCATGGTATCTTTGACGAATAGCAGGATTGTCTTTTACAATAACTCTTAAGGCCATGGCATTGTATAAAACACTATCCTCTCTGGATGCCTTAGCTAGATCACCTCTAGTTTTTAGCATGGCCTGTGCAATATTTTCAAAATCTACACTTTCTAGTTCCAATTGAATTCTCCCATTAAATAAGTTGGGTATAATTAGATTCTAATAAGTTAAGTACAAAAGTATATCTAAGTAAGTTGTTAGTAAGTTACTATTAAGTTCTTACTAAGATATTATTAAGTATTATTAAGATATTATTAAGCATCTAGTTAGTCTCTCCCTCTAATAGGTGCTAATCTGTGCATTTTTCACCACTCCAGCCCCCGTGGTTACTGGGCTAGGGGCATAGGCTTTTTTGGCCTCATAAAGTAGTTATTATTTGGCTTGTTTTGGGTAAATATTTACTAATAAGAATATTAGTAAAAGTTTATCTAAGTCTGACCAATTTGATTTACGTATCAGCAAACCTAGTTGCTAGCTTGCTCAGTGTGCCCTTTATGGCTAACCAGTGCGTTTGCTTGTCTTATAAATAAAGTGGCCTACAGAGCCTTAGAGAAGCCCTGTAAGCTATATAAAGAATTTACCTAAATCCACTATTAAATTTTGATCCCAGTCACCTAATTCTGGTGGTAATTCTAGACCTACATCATAAGAATCTTCCCAGTATTTATGCAACATTAAGAGGTAATTTGAGCTATATAGATCCCTGAAAGTTTCAGTTATCGAACTATAGAGTTCTTCTCGGTAGTTGCAATGTGTGGCAAAAGAGTCATGAATAAATATCATTGGTCTGCCTTTCTCACTTAACCTTTCAGCAACTTTTCTTAGATGTGCTGCATCATTACCATGGACAACATTGGGTGCCAAAGAAGAAATATGTTTAGCTACATTAGGCTTATTTGACGTAAAATCTAATAGTCCTAAAGAGAACATTTTGCCATTACTTAGGCAACAACTTACCTTTATCTCCTTTCCAATAACTTTCCTTTGCTTGGCCTTAAACCCGTCTGTAGTAATCCAATATATCTCAGCATTACCTTTCTTTGCGATAACTCTGGCACACTGACTTAACCAAGCCACAGCATTGCTTAGTGGAAATAAAGTTAGGTTTAGTTGCCTAAACAGATCCTCACTTAGCCTGTTTACTTCTTTCCAATCTAGCCCTTCACCAACAACAACATACTTTTCCTCAACTGTACACCACTCTTTTCTAGCACCAAATAAGCTTTGGATATGATCCTTGGTGGTTTGTACTGTAGCATTGTAAGCCCATGTCATAGCTGGTATTTTCACAGCCTTTCTAGTTGCATATTTCTTATCTTCAGGTACTAAACTGTCTCTCCAGTCTTCTGCTATTTTCTCATATATATCTAGTTCTGCCTCTTCTTTATGCATCCCTATATATCTTGTTATGGAATTAGATCTAGTAATAGCACTCCAGTGCTGTAAGCCTGAACATCTGCCATCTAGGGGTATAAAAGCTGGTAACTTTTGACTAGGATCTTGTGAGTATCTGTAAAGTAAGTTAGCACAAGACATATATGAGTAGGGTTTATCTGCCTTAGTCCACTCACTTTCATAGGTATGTGGATCTTTGGCGTGCAATATCATTTCTTCTATTGACCAAGGTATTTCAGAGTAACCAAGTGCTGCTTCATAAAGTGCACCATGTCCAGCCACAGTTAATGTTTCACTGTATGCTGGTATAACTAGTGCCTTCTCATAATCAGAGCCTTGAGGCCCAAACCCTACTGTTGTGCTTGAATAAGTTCTTCCCCTACTATCTAGGAATTGTGGAAACCTAAACTTCTTACCTCTAAATTCATCAATAGAAAATAAGCAGCGCCTAAACATATAACCAGAGCCATCACTTTTAAATTCTGGTGGAAAGTCTCTAACTAGTTGTAATATATACTCATTTACCTCGAACAATTCCTTAGAAATACTATATACAACTTTAAAAACTTTCTTGTTATCATTATTATTTATCCCACCTCTAACTGGTATCTGAGGTATTCTTTCATGTTCTAGGTCTGGCAACCTAATGGCTGTCTCCGGTGGTTTTATGCTTTCTAAGTTTAAGTTTAAGAACTTTTTAGTTGGCCTAACAACCCTCTTATTAAAACCAACAGCTATCACTATATAACCAGCAATTTGCATTTCACCAAGGAATCTTAAGGCTACGCTATGTGGATCGGTGGCCTCCAACATCTTTTTAGACAACTTAGGCACAACAGTGTGCATCGAGTCACCAAACAAAGAATGTAGTGAGTGCAAACAATGTTGATAGGCCCTCTTCCACATATCTGGTTTAGACTCTTCCCATCTTTTTCTACTAAAACCACTGGGCTTTGTAAACCCTTTAGCCTTCATAGGAAAAGGTAAGGTAACACCACCGTCTAGTTCTATCATGACACCTCCCTAATTAAACATCTGGTGATACTTTATCGTGCCGTAACTCTCCTACTTTTGGTAGCCTTAGCTTTCCTTTACTTGACTCTTCTAGTGCATAAACTTGAAATATCTTACCTATAGGTGGATCACTTTTAACATTAGTTAGCATATCCTTAGCCATATCATGAGTCCAACCTTTACCCAACATGCATTTAATCTCCTTTACACCTTTCCATTTGAAGATTAAATTAGCTACTTTATCAGAGTACTTGCCAGTTCCTACTTCATAGTTGATACATAACAGATCATAATCAACCCCACGAACCAACTTCATTACTCGGTAGCCTTTATGACCAGCTACCCAGCCTGCATCTAAGTCACGAATTACAACACCTTCTTCACCTTTATCTACAGCTAGGTTTAGAATCATTCTAATCTTTTCTTCACTATCAACTGTGACATAAGATAATATAAATACGCGATAAGATTCAGAAACAACCCTAGATCTTAATTCATTATATCGTAATTCATAGGTTTCAGTTGCCACACCATAAGAAAATGCTTCAACTGATACAAGATCAAAGAAGTTTATCACTAAGTTGTTTGGTATGTGAATAAGATCTTCTGATAATCTGTTTACTCTATTTGGATTAACAGCTCCAGACAATACTTCAAGGCTAGCTAAGTCACAAGTTAGCTCACCCATGTATATTCCGTCACCTAAGTTCATTGTAAGCAACTTATCTTTAATATTGTGTGTGTTAGTAAACTTCTTACCAGTCCTTGAAAATATTTCTAATTTACCTTTATACACTGCTACCAGACTACAAACCCCATCCTTCTTAGTTTGTACACAAAGTCTCTTTCCAGCCTTGTTCTTTTCTACAACTTCATCGTAATGCTTAACAAGTTGTGTCACTTTAGACTCTGCCCTGTGATCTTTTGGCAAACCTAAAAATTCAAATATATTCATACTTAGATTCTCTATTGTATAAGTTAGTGTAAGCCACCTGACTTACTTGGTTCTTCTAGTACCATAAGGTCAATTATATTAGCAGCCATCCTAAATACTTTTTGTGCATCTAGGATTAATTCTTTCTCTGCATCCCTATCAATACCTTTTGGTAGGTTTTTAACTAGGTCTTCTACTAGACTTTGTGCATCTTTTAGTACTTGCTCGCTACTTAACATAAAATTCTCAATATTGTTTTATCAATCTTTCTAGACTAACAAACTCCACATCATGATCTGGGTAGCCATACCTGTTTTCAAAACTTTTGATATGTACAAAGCCCCTAATCTCAGTATTGTTTGCACCACGGTAGTTTTCATCATGCATATAGAATGAGCCTGCACATACACCAAAGTGGGGTTTACCTTTCAAGTTCTGTCTACGGCCATACTGAAACTTCTGTTGGTGGCCATGTACAAAACTGTGTGGAAACTTGTTAAGCTTATTCTCAATACTTCCACCTACAGGTCTTCCGCTTTCTGGATTTGGCATGAAGTGTATAAAGCAAATATCTTCAATAAATAGTGGCTCTAAGAAGTTATGTACTTTCCAACCTTCAGCCTCAACAAGACTTTCTATGTTGATCATATCAGTTAGGATTGGATTATCTTGGATAAACCTGTTAAGTCTGTTTTCATGATTACCCATAATGAAGTGTAAGTTTGGCTTATACTTCACCCTTTTACCAGACTTATTCTTCTGGTTAGGATGCTCCATAATAAGTTTTAGGGCTCGTTCACCACCTTCTAGATCATCCTTAAGTCTGCGCCCTTCTTTCTCAGCATTTGTAACATAAGAACTAAGGCTTGGTAAGTCCCAGTGATCACCTATGTGTACAATGTGTGCTGGCTTGTTCTTCCAGATATACTTACTTAAAGATACCAAGTGCTCAGTCGGCGTATTATTATCCACTTGGGTATCTGCAATTACTAATATGTCATTATTCATACTTTCTTTTTCCGTCTTGTAGTAGCTGGCTTACGTTTTCTTGGTGTTTGCTTACCAGCCTTTAAATCGAAAGTTGGGTGTATTATTCCTGAAGGGTTAGCTTTGTGGTGTTCTAAGTAGTCTGCTAAGTTCCTTAACCAACTTACAGGATCTTTGTAAGCTAGATTACTCTTTGGTGTTCTAAACAGTACTCCAGCTTTTACTTTGCCCTCACTGACATTACATGATTGACATAATGTGGCCCTAATATGACCTGTGTTATGGCAATGATCTAATGCTGTTATCCCATGGGCAAGTGTACCTTTACACACTGGGCAAATATATTTCTGTCTAGTAGCATATTGTTTTCGGCAAGCTGCCACACCAGTTGGGGTTAGCTTTCTAATAGCCATGAATAATTACCCCTTTAGTTAAATCAAAGTATTCATCCCTGCCATCACAAGTCCATCTCTTTATGGTATTACCATTTTGCTCACGAACCATAAATAGCAGATTGGCCTGAGTTTCTAAATGCACTTGCCATGACTTACCATGTAGTTTCTTGTACTCATTAATTACCACTTCTAGTGCAGCATCTAATGGATCAATATCAAGTCTTACTGAGTCTAATTTAGATTGAATAAGCAACTTGTAAGCTGCCATTGGGCCTACGCCAACACGTCTAATATACTTTTGACCTTTCTTGGCACCTGACTTGTATGTAGTCTCTACTCTTTTGCCACAACCAACAATATAGTCAGTATTATCACCAACTAACATTTGGTAGTATAGGCCAATAGTACCTTCAAAGTGTATGCCTTTGGTCTTTTTCCTTAGTAAGCCCTCTACAGAAACTTCCTTTAGCAAACCAGTTATATCGTCAAGGTGCATCCCAGGAATTTGCCTAAGATCTTTATCTAAGCTCCAAATAATTGTGTCATGTTTCTGGTAAATACCAATCAGATCATCAGCTTCTAGCTTGGGTACATAATGTGTGTTTAGGTTATTTACACTCCATCGCTTTGCCCAAGCTAGGTTCACTGGTCTATCAACCAAGTCCCTGTGTAGCTTATAGTCATCAACTAAGTCATCTCTGAAATTAGTCTTGGTGGTAACAAACATTATATACTTATCACATCCAGCTAAGTCCATAAGCTTTTCTATTTTGTTGTTAATTACCTTCTTAATTTGATTTCTATCAATATCAAGATCTTCATTAAATACACAACATGGCTGATAAACAATAATATCACCATCTATTAGTAATGTCTTACTGTCATAGTCAATTAAACCCAGATCTACTATTGACATAATTCAAATACCTTTATGCCATCGTCCCCACAAAACTCAGATGCTTGTTGATAGCAATCTGAATACGTGTACCCAGATACATGCCCTGTTCTTCCATTGCATGATACTACTTTGTATGTTTTCATAATAACCCCTAGCAAACTGAAAACCCAGCCTATAATTTATAAGCTGGGTAGTTACTATATAATACTATTTAGAATTCTGATTCTATGAAGTCATCACCAGAACCTTCTTCTTCTACTGCCATATTTTCTGTATCAACCTCATCAAGCTCTTCCAAACCTAATGATTCTTCGTCTTCCTCAACAGTTGATACATACTCTTCTAAGTCAATAATACAAAGAAGTTTTGGATATAGGTACAATCCATTCTTACTTTCAACTGGCTTGAATTGAAAGTGGCCAATAGTGCCATTACCAACACTTGTTTCTTGGTCTATAGTGTTTCCATTCATATCCTGAACACGACCTTTAATACCAATTTGTGTAATAGGAAATGAAGGTCGGCGTTTGGCTGCTGGGCCTACAAGACAAGTCTGACTAAACTTAATCATAACAAAGTCTTCAGACCCCTCTTCTCCAGAGTTAAGTTTAGTAAGAATCTCTTCACCAAACTTCTCTGTTACTTCTTCGGCAGTATACTCTTTAGCATTGGCGAAGTTCTTAGCACCTTTATATGCTTTCTTAAGCTTCTTAAATCGCTCTTCACTAATTAAAATTTTAATTTCAAACGAGTGGAACTCTAATTCATCATCAGATAGTGGTGGCTTATTGTCAGTGTTTAACTGTTCAACTGGGCGACTAACTGAGGTGTACATGAATACTACATTCTTAAGTGTTACAATAGATGTTTCTTTTGCTTTAGCTGTTGCTGTCATTTTATTTCTCTCTATATTAATTTAAGTTACTTACCAGTACTTCCAAATCCACCAAATCTTTCAGTAGAAACTAAATTGTCGGGCTCTGTTATTACATAATCTAGCAATACAATTTGAGCAATTTTATCGCCAGACTTTATATGAAAATGCTGAAAACCATGGTTGATTAACAAAACCTTAATCTCACCAGTGTAATCACCGTCAATAACCCCAGCCATAACATCAATACCATGCTTATATGCTAGGCTGGATCTCGGTTTAATAAAACCTACCTCTTTGGAGTTTGGGCAGGTTTTCTCCCAACTAATGCCAGTACTAATCAACTCTCTTGCACCAGCTTTGATAGATACTGTTTTGGTAGAAAATAGATCATACCCAGCACTATGTTTTGTAGATCTGATTGGTAGTGTTGCCATTTCATCTAATTTTACAAACTTCATGTTATCCCTTTCATCCTCTATTAACGTATTGGGCACACCCCACCAACACAACCTTCTTCTTCAAGCTCTTCATGTGAATTAGCTTGATCTATGTCTACATCTTTTAAAGTAGAAACATAAGATTCATACACTTCCTTAGTAACAACCTCTTGTGGAAGGTATAGGTATCCAAGATCTTGTGCTGTCTTAGTAGGATCATTGCGATAAATAAAACTAACACCTACATAGTAATCCCAGTTAGCTCTTAACCAGTCAATAATATCGGGTATTTCATTTTGATCATAGCTTATAGTTACAGAAGTATTCTGATCAGTCCAGTTAGTTTGATACATCTTGTATCTTTCTAGCTGATCAAGTGCTGATTCTAGGTTTACTTCTGTGCCATCTACATCTGTAAAACTGCAACCATTGTACTCAACAGGTAATTTGATTAATACAGTAGATTCATCAGCGGGTTTTGGCAAGCTATCATAGCCAGCTTCTAGCAACTTCTCAACTAATGGATCATGTACTGAGAAACCTACCCAGTTAAAGATATACTTACCAAGTGGTGTATGTAGTCCCTCAGAACAATCCATGATCTTACTAAGAGTTCCAGAAGGTTTAATTGTAGTTACATTCTTTGGCCTTGGTGTATCTAATTCATCGGCCATAGTGTTTGCTGCTGCATGGGCCATCTTTCGCATCAACCCAAGTTCTCTTGAGCCTAAGTCAGGTCTTTGTGCAATACCAGTTAAGCCCACTCCACATAATCTTAAGAAGTCATTGTTAGCGTGCCAACTCTCTTGCAATATTCCATCATCTAGGTTTACACAAGTCTGCCTGTAATTAGCTCTTGCCATGATTCTAATAGCTTTCATTAAGCTAGCTAAAGTATCAAATGCAGCTACATTAATTTCTACTAAATTACAAAACCCTTTATTAGGAAGCAATATTTCTGCACAAGGATTTAATGTGCTAAACCAAGGTGCCCTAACACTGGCTGCTTTGGCATTAACAAAACCCGGCTCTGATCCACCTGCATCAACCATCCTTTCAAATATGTCTGTGAGTTGTGCCTTAGTTGGCTTATCCCAGAACAATAAAGAGTTGTTAGATTGTGTACGATGATCATTGCCATATAACCAGTAGTCTTTCTTAGCACTGACAAATTCTTCCCACTCAGAAGAACCATAATCATGCAATGCAATCTCTGCAGATCTTCTTGATGAAAGTATAGTACCTAACCAGTTCTCAACATCTAAAATATCAATCTTGGTAAGTAGGTTATCAGCTCTTTTATTAAGAATATTAGAAATAGCAACTGCGGCTTTAGCTATTTGTTCATCACCTGAACAGATCCAACCATATCCTTTTAGTCTAGTTCCAGCAGGGCGTACTTCAGTAAAGTCTAAAACTAACTTATTAACATTATGTTTGCCAATAATTAGTTTTCCAAAGAATTTAGACCAAGCTTGTGCACTATCTCCTACTCGAATAGTCCAAACACCATCACGAATAAATTCAACATTATCAGGGTTTCCCTTGTTGGCTCTTGTAGATCTAATAACCTCCACGTCCAACTTCTTACGGAAGCCAGTCAGTTGCCCAGTTTGTGCTTTAAACCCTACACCACAACCTTGCATTAGCAACCAAATAGTATCAACCACATCGTAAACAGTCTCTACAACTGTTCCTGAACAATTAAACTGAGATGCTTCACAAGTCTTGGCAATATCAGTACCACCTAGCCACAAAGTACGACCTGATACTGAACATTTGCGCTCTAGCATTAGGGCTCGTAATTCTTCAAGTTCACTTAGCTGCCTATCATTAAGGTCTTTACTAAGTTGCCTTTCCCATAACCACTTTTGATGGCCTATAACTCGGTCAACAGTTTCTTCCCAAGATTCAAAAACGGTTCCTTCTTCGTTCTTTGGTCGGTTATATGTGCGTCTTGTTATTACTTTACTACGAAAACTTTGCAATTAGTTGCTCCTTAGAAACCTAATTCTTTGCGATATTGGTTAAACCCTTGGAAGTTACCCCATAGATCTTTGTTGTTACTTGGTGTAGCTTGATGCTCAAAAGGACTGGCATGTACTGGCTTACTGTTTATTAGTCGGTCATAAATCCTTAGTGCTTTCTCTGAACTTTGATCATTCTTACGATAGCTAGTTTGGGCACAACATGAGGCAGAAACTTTTAGGGCTTCATCTGCTGTTAATATTGTGGGGTTTACTAAACCTTCTTCTGTTACATAATAGTGCATTATTCCTCTATTATTTCTGTATCTACCTACATAAGGAACATGCCATTCTAAATCTGCAATTGCCATTGGTGAGGACTCTATCATTGCATCACTCATAAGTCCTGCCAGTCTACGAATCTCTGGCTGTGCATCTTTATGTGTACGCAATTCAAAGAAGTTACACCAATCAGTACTAGTTACAACTGTTTTCATTGTTTGAAATGGTTCTAGTACCCTATTTACAACTTGCTTATGTAGACCAAGTTTGTTTAACTTTTCTGCAGATTTAACAGCCCTTTTGCTGGCTTTACACCAAGCTAGCTCTGCTTTGTAAGTATCTTCAACTTGGTTGTCTGCCTGCATCCCAGGTTTATTGGCTCCCCAGTGAATTGGCATCGCAGGTCTTTCTCTAACTTGTTGCATCATAACATCAATAGGTATAGCCCTTGAGCTTGCTGCATTCCTTGAAAATACCCTGTGTGTCATAAACTCACTATGAATAAATCTGGGGTATTCTATCTCCATAGTAGTTATTCTGTACCCTTTACTGCTTATACTGTCTTGTATTATTGTTGCTTTAAACATTTAGGTTTCTCCTAAGCCCTTAACATTATCTTTAAAATCTTTGAAAGTGCTCTTTGATCTATCCAATTCATTCTGCATAAATCCAGTCTTACTACGATCATCTACTAACTGTCCAGTTATCTGGCGATCTAGTAATATACTGCAGCAAGCCATAACGTGAGCTAAGTGACTTTGTTGTGACTCTTCATCAATATCTACCCCATCAGCCCACAGAAATAAGTGTCTTTGAATAGCACCTATATAGGTTTGAGCTGAAATTTTAGATTTTCGGTAGTTATATAGCCCATACTTGTGTGCTCCACCAGCCATAACATTTCCTAGCTGAATAATTGGTAACATTGGATAAGCATGTAGTGGTGCTTTCTCGTCACCTCTTACAGCTTTTGGGTTTACATCTTTCTCAGGTTCTGTAGGTACAGACTCCCAGTCAAAATCAACCTCATTCCTACAATCACCGGCATCATCAAGAAACTCACCATCATTTTTTATTTTGTACACCTTACCAATTGTTACATCCGTACCACTAAACTTGGCCCGTAGTAATATCTTTTTAACCTTCATCTTTCTCAACTCCGTCTTTATTTCTTTAAATCTTAGTGTAAGTTTATATGCCCTTCTTAATAAAATTGCCCATAATCGTACCTATAACTTTAATTGGAATGCCATAACATACACACTACTTGGTACAGTAAGAAACAAAAGTGGGCCTAACTTTACAGTAAAGAACCCACCCAACCTAAGTGAACCAATTTTAGGTAATTCAGATTTCCCATACTTATTTGTAAGTAAACCCATTACTCCAAAAGTCTTATCAATGTCATAAATATAGCCAGCAAAAGTAGTGTTTTCGTTATAGCTGTTCTCCATTTTACCAACAAATAAATTTTTATGCTCAATTGCTAATAGTTTGTTGGTTTCATTCCACTTAACAAGCTCACCCTCTACCCAATAACCACTGCTTGTGTGCCTACTAATGCCACCTAAGACTAATGATGTTGCATTTGATTTTACGGGTATTGTTAGAAAACAAATTAAAGCCAACATACATGTAAATCTAATCATATAGGCCTTTTATGAAATTAAATATTAATTTAGGGACTTTCACAAACGTAACATAAGCAATAACTTTAAGTATCTTAGCAGGTTTTGGCATTTTATCGCCACTCCATGAGTAGTGCTTAATAGTGTTTGTTCCATCAACATACCTAACATCAACTGAGTATTTTCTCGTTTTGATCTTACCTAGTAGTGCTAACTCTAAATCATTGCTCATATTAACCCCTTAGTGAATTTCTGAGTAGTTGTCTCCAAACTCTACATCACAGTCTAGATCCCTGTTTAACTTTAACTCTTCATTTACTTTGTTTATGGCACCTTTGAGGATCTTGGTCATCTCGTCTCTAAAACCCTTCTTAAGTTCCCAAATACCTTCATCGTGAAACTGTGCTGTTAGTTGCTCTCGTTCTTCCAATACATGATATAACCATCTATCAAAACAGTAAGTACCAGTTGACTGGTTAAGAGTACTAAACCTATCTTTATCATTCTTTAGGTATACCCATAGTTGTGCAACAGGATTCCATAACCAACTCATACCCCTTGAAGTTTTAACAATACAACCATCAGCGATAGCAGTTAGTGACCAGTTACGTTTCCAATATGCAGCATGAAGTGTATCGCCTAAATCTTCACTTACACCAGCAGCTCTAGCCAATGTTGGGCCAGTAGCACCATAGGTTGCAGCATAGTTAGTACTTTTGCCTGCATGTCTTAGTAGTGATAGCTTTTCATGTTGTGCATACTCTTGATCTGTGTGATCATCTTTATTGAAAGCTTTATACTCCAACACTTGACTGTTTGTCATGATTGAAGCTTCTTTAGCTATATCACAATGTGGATCAAAGCCCTCTTGTTGCATCTCTTTAACATATTTTGGATCATGAACCCACATGTAGTGTTGCTTAGTTCTATCTTCCAGTGAAGACATGTCAGAACCGCACAACTCAGTGTTATTACTTCTGGACATAAGCAGCCCACGGATAAGTTTACCATAAGGCTTTCTTCCAGAGGGTAAATTAACACAAACTCTGTGCTTAAACCTTAATGTGTTTGTTAATCCCTGAATTGCAGCATACACAAAACCATCTTCATCTACATTCTTAAGCAACCCATTTACCACACCATGTCTATGCTTAAGAATAGATAGATCTTCTAAGTGTTTTAGCTCTGGATTTTTAGATATAAGTCTGGTTATTGAGTCACACAATAGGTTAGTGTCTTGATTTTTAACTTGTGGTATCTTTCTTAATTTGTTAGTTTCTTTATCACGAACAAATTTGAAGCTTTCTGGAACCCAACCAAGTGTTTCTAGCCAACTTTTAATCTGTGCAGAAGAACCAGCATTAGGATCTTTATAACCACTAATATATTTGTGGTCTTCTTTGTCATCAAAGTCTAACTTATTATCAATACAGAATTCTAACCATTTCTTACCAATTGCTGATAAGTCACCATTTGCTTTGTATGGCTTCTTTGGTCTAGATTTAATTTTGTATATTGGCACTTGAGGCATATTAATTTCTAGTTCGCTTGTTGCTAGTAAAATCTTCTCCTCAAATGAGTCTAATGCTTCTTCTGCTTCCTTAACCCTAAGTTTCCATTTGGCCTTCTCCTGTAAAGCAGCACACTTGGCCTTAAAGTTTAGGTGCCTAATAGCTTTCCAACACAGATCTTCATTACCATAAAGAAGCATTAAGTGTTTCCAAATCTGTCGCCACAAAGCTACTTGTATTCGTACATCTTCTTCACACCTATGGACATATTCCTCTAGTGTTAGGTTCTCCCAATCGTCAATTTCTGGCTTAGCTATGCCCAACTCTTCTCCCCAAACGGCCAAACCATGTTTGACTGTTTTAGGGTACAAATACCAAGATAAATATAATGTATCTACTATCTCTGCCTTAACTTTTACATTATAAATTTTCTCAATAGCAGGTTTGTCGAAAGCTACACCATTATGCATTACTAGTATATTATCTTCATTGGTGAACATTTTTGATATACTTTCTTGGTCTGTCCTATTAAACGACCTTACAGTTTTCATTTGGTTGTCTAGCTCTGTGAAAGAGGCACACCAAACTTTAGTAATATCATCTAACAGCCCATCACCCTCAATATCTGAACAGTATAATCTACTCATTCTCACACTCCACAGTAAAACACTCTTTGAAGAAGTCTTGATTGGTGTAAAATGAGTGGACACAGCCTGTATCATCAATTATAGATACACTATTACCACTTTCCTGTACGATTTCATAGACCCCATTAATTGTTAAACAGGGTTTGCTGCCATCGTTCATTAAAAACTCTTTTACATAGGTAATAGCAACCATTATTCATCACCTTTTTCTACTTCAAGATCTCCGATAAGATCAAAATGTTGATCAAACCAACCAGAGTCTATATTAAATTGATGCTCATTATCTTCGTCATCAAGTATAGATACAATTGTGGTATCACACTCTACAAAGGCCCTAACTACTAAATACTGACTATCAAGTGTAAGGTCAGGATCTGAGCCATCAAGCATTTTAAACGGTCTTGCATATACTAATTCAGCTTTCATAAGATTCTCCACAAAGTTAATTAAATATAAATATTATCACCTAAGTATACACCTTCTGGCGTATGTACTTCTTCATCAAACTCTTCTGATTGCCACCTATCAAATATATCTTGTGACTTAGCAGTTTCCCTTGTGTCTAGGTTTAGGTCTCTGTCTAGTATCTCTGCTAGTTGTTCTTCTAATTCTAGGTGCCCTAACTCTTCTGTGTAGGCATCAAGTTCTTCATCAAACTCAAACTCTTCTACATCTGCACTTGTTAGGATACTTAAATCTTTGTCTATTTGTTTTATCATACTACTTCCCTTTACTCATTAGTTCACCTTCCCACTCAGACTGCATTAGTCTACCAGTATTGGGAATATAAGTTGTTTTAATATTACCTTCATTGCCATATTTCCTATTCTTAATAACACCTATTATAGAATTGTTGTTACTCATACCCTCACCATCTGCATGTTTGTTTCTTCTAAATGACATTAGCATAGGAAAACTGCGCATTATTCCTCTAGAACCAGTAAACTGATATGCATATACTGGTGCTCCCTCTTCATGACTTGGCCCAACTTTAGGTGGATTCAAGTGAGAATAACACATTATATGAATATCAAGCTGAACTGCTAGGTTTTCTATTTCTGATGAATACTTGTTTATAAACTCATTAGCTGAACTCGGATCAAGATGATCTACCAGCCTAGTAAAGTTATCTAGGTAAACAAACTTAGTACCATATTCCATAACATTAAATCTAATGGCAGACATTATTTCGTCCATATCAAATCTTAGTGATTGATCTCCGTCTGACTCCCACATATAGAGTTTATCCTCTAAAGTATTGGCAGTTGTTATCAGTTTATCAACATCAAAATCTGCATTAGGATCTGTATAAGGTGTGTTATCTATTTTAGAACAAACATTTCTTACAGTGTCATGGTTCTGCTCTTCTAACAATATAGCAAAACAGCCCATGTTATGTGCAACTATATTATGTGCCATAAACTCATGTGCTGTGACAGTTTTACCTACTCCAACACCAGCACCTAAACATACAGCTTCAGAGAACCTTTGGCCATAAGTTAGTTCTGTTAATCCTTCATATGGGTATGATAGTCCATAAGTTATGGGCTCAACAGCCTTCTTTAGAACTTTTGATACACTAATCACACCCTCAATTGGTAGTTTACAAGCTTCCCAGTATGCAGAATTGCCCATTTCAATATGCTTGCCAGCCTTTACAGCATCGTTAGCATCTTTGCAGCCACTTGGTTTTGTTACAACTAGTACCTCTGGCCATATAGCTTGTGCATCTTTCTCTGCTTTCTGGCCAACTTCATCGTCATCAAGGACTAATATAACCTCAGAAAACTTTCTTTTAACCCTTTTTCGTATCTTCTTGAGGTTTTTGGCAATAGAACCACCACCAGAAGTTAAGGATATAACTGGGTACATCTTCTTTGGAAACTTACCATCTTTCTGTGATTCTACTAGGCAGTAATCTAAAGCAATTGCATCGTATTCACCTTCAGTAATCCATAGCTTTTTACCACCCAGCTTTAGTGCTCTTTCCAGTCCAAATGGATCACAATCTTTTGTGTTACCAATACTAAAGAATGCCTTCTTCTTCATAGTTATAGCTTTCCAACCAACCAACTCACCCATATTTGAGTAAGGCAGTCCTACTGCATAGGGTGTCTTGCCATCATATTCAGAAACAAGCAGCCTACAACCCCAGCTCCTAAAGAAGTCTGAGGGTATTCCTCTGTAGGCACCTTTAGGATTAAATATAGTGCACTCTTTAATACTTGTAATTTCTTCTTGGATCTCTTCTTCAGACTTCGGCTCAGCTTTTACAACATCACCACTACTATAGGGATCTCCTTTGAACTCTAAACCACAAGCACCAAAACAGATACCATAGTTAGTACCTTTTTCTTCGTCATAGAAAGTTTGAAGGCAGTCTGAGCCCCCGCAATCTGGGCAAGGGATTTTCTCTATACATACACCCACTTTATACTCCTAATTTGTTATAGAAACTGCTTTCTGGCTTCACCCAGTCTTGTAAATGCTTTATGGTATTTCTTTGTTCTTTCCAGATCTTTGTTAGTAATACCCTTTAACCTAGTAATATCTGAGTTGTGTTCAAGATCTTTGCGCTTTACTGTTATGGCATCTTTGTTTTGACATATAGCTTCAATGTATGACTCATAGCTCTGCCCCTTTTTATGTTCTAACAATATTAATGCAGAAATTACCCTGTCACTAAAATCATATAATTTAAGGTCATTAGTGGTCATATAACTGTCTTCAGTCACATCATGTAACACACCAATTATGGCTAGCTCTGCATCATACATTAGCTGATTCATTAAGTGCAGAGGATGTAAAATATAGGGCTTTCCTGACTTATCCATTTGCCCTAAATGTGCATTTACAGCTATAAGTATTGCAATATCTAATCTATTTGTTTGATCCTTCATAATAAATCCTTAATCTTATCATAAAGGTCTCCCCTTCCTTCATATATTTTATCTTTTACAAAGTAGCCAGACTTTAGTGGGTTCCATGTTGCTAATACTTCTCTATATATTTCTTCTGATTTACTCACCCCATACACTAATACGTAGTATGGCAAAAGAAATAAACTTGCTACCTTAACTGCCAAACTGGGCATTCCAAACAATATAATTACATCACCTTTTATGAAGTAAGTGTATTTAATTTTCCAATTGCCTTGTCTGTACTTAAATAGTATGTTGTGATCTTTCTTGTTTAGCTTGAACTCTGTGTAGCCTTTCTTTATTGGACACTCATAATTATATGCTGTTTTCATATTAACCTCATAGGAACATCTCTCGTTTAAAGTTATATTTGCTCTTATTAGCTTTTAGCTATCTTAACATACCATATATCTTAGTGACTATGTTATATTTAACTGTCTTTGATAATAATGTCACAATATCTTTAGGCTTCCTACCAACCATTAATACGGCTTTTTGTTTCTTACCCTCTACTAATGGTCTGTATGCACCTACCTTGACTTCATAACCCATATCTTGAAAGTGTTTCATTAACAAGTCTCTTCTTTCTTTAACACCTACCTCAACTTTCAACTTACCACAAATATCTGTGTACAGTTCCTCAATAATATCTATCAAGATAGCACTATATCCTTCTGAACTTAGCTCCTTAACCAGTTGTTCCATTACTTGTTCGCCAACATTCGTACTTGCTTCAGAGTAAAAGTTAAAAACCTCTTGCTTTACTGGAAGGTTTGACCTAACACCATACTCATATACCCTTTCTAACTCTTGGCAAGCAGCTAATAAGTGCTCTACCTTGAGGTTATGCGTATCTGGGGATAATCTTGTTACCGTAATAATCCTAACTACTTCTGTTGGTGTTAAGTATACCCACTTAAAATCACGCTTTCTTCCTGTAATAGATTCATAGTAAACTATCTGATTCTCTTTGGCTAAATAAGCCCCATCCCTTGAGGCTACCCAATCCTTAACTAGATCTATATACTGGTTCTTGTTCATAATCTAAACAACTTCTTTCTTTCTTTTCTTAACCTTCTCTCTGTTACATCATCAAGCTTGGCCCAAAAATCATGTCCTTGTTGTGTTTCACTCCAAATCAACACACCAGATAAATCTACTGCACACTCTGATGCACTTCCTGCATCCATCAAAGACATTAACTTAACTGCCTTTCTAGCCCCAAAGTCTCTTGATAGTGTTTTAAATAGTCTTGGGTTATCTTCCTTGTACATTTTAACCTCTTATTTATATGTATTATATAGCGAGTGGCCTGCAAGAACATCAGCATGTCTCATAGCACGTTGTGGTGTCTGTCTGGCCCAAAGACTGTCTAATGCTTCACTTCTAGCAGCAATGTAGTCTTCTTTTTCTAACGCTTTCCACATATTATTAAATTTAAGCACTCCAGATACACCCATTTGATAGGCCATAGATATAATGATTGCTCGTCTGTCGTTGTTTAGTTTTGCAAATATGTTAGCCTTGCTTGACTTTCCCAACACAGTGGTAATTTTAGATACGTCTTCTTTTAACCACTCTTCCGCAATCACCAGATTTATTTTGATTGGAAAATCTTCTGTGTTCATTCCCTTGCTTTTATGCAACTTTGTACCAAAACCTATGGTAACATATCCTTCTGAGCATAAGTAGGGCTCGTTCCTGTATCCCTCTTCTTGCATCAATATTTTTTCTACATTCATTGTATCTATCTCCAGTGTTGTTAGTGGTGTTGTTGTCTCTTCAACTACATAGGGTGTTTTGTTTCCCTCTAATGAAGACACTTCTATGTATTGGATAGTTTGCTTGCTAGCATTATTAATCATACTTAACGTATATAAACTAACTATTATTAAGCAAACCATGGTAAATACTAATGTTTCCGACCTATTAAGGATTTTGATATTATTGTCTCCACAATTGGTAGTACTAATTTTCTATATCCAAACACACTAATCATCATCATGCCAAGCGAGTAAGTATACTCCTTTGGGAAGTTACCTATTGCCTCAAAGCCAGCTATTACATGAGGTAGAGTGCTTGGAAAGAATGCTAGTGGTATTGGTATTAACCATAGTGCATAAGTTAGATCATCAGCCCACGGCATGCGCTGGTTTGCTGTTTTATCTAGCTCAGCATTAGTAAGATCTCCCAACTCAATTGATTTAATCTTACTTTTGTGTACTTCTGCTGCTAATTCATCAGCTCTTACTTGTTTGGCTGCTTTGATTTTCTGTTTTGTATCTGCATAGTCCACACCTTTTTCTAACAGCTTTGTTGCTGGACTAATTAGTAGTTTTATGTAACTTAGCATAGTTGTTTCTCAATCTTGGTAAACCTAAATTGCCCACCCCATTTCTGAGGTGAGCTAATTATTTAGAAGATTATTTCGTTCATATCTTCAGAACTACTTTCTTCTGGTACTTCATCTGCAGTGGCTTCTGCTTCCTGTGCTTCTGGTCGATCTGCAGCAACCCAATTCAAGAAGTCTACAATAGTGTTAGACTTAGTTTTAGCACCTTTGCCTGTAAGTCCTTTGTACGCACAATAGCCATCTGCTAGACTCTGGTGCTCTTCAATATTTTCATACTGAGATAGTGCCAACTGTGCTTCTTCTACTGTTTCAAATAGCTCAGGGCCATCACCAAGTTCTACTGCAAATTTGCCAAATACTTCTACAATTGATTCGTTCATAATAATTTCTCTTTAGTTAATTAATTAAGTTCTTTAAGTTTATGTTTCTGGTTTTGAAATAAATATTACGTTAAGTGTTACATAACAACCTCCACTAACTGTATTACTATTAGTATCCAACCTTACTTGGGTGCCACAACCAAGGCAATATCAATTTCACCTGTCTTGGTCATGTGTTTCTTAAGCTTCTTATACATTACTTTGGTTGCATCTGTATTAATTATTGTATAGGTCTTATAAGTTCCCACTATTTGGCCTAATACATCTCGTATTACTTCAGTTCTTTCAGAGTTGTTTGCTACTTGATAGTTGGTTTGACTCTTATCAAAACCTGAGATTTTTCTTAGTGTTTTTGCTTGCTTACCGTTCATAATATTTCCTTGTTAGTGGCTTAATTCACCTTCTATTATAACTTTATCTGTAGCTCTTGAAACTGCAGTATAGGCCAACCTAGCTTTCTGTTCAGTATCTCTACAACTATCAATATCATACATATCAATTAGTACTTGTTTCAGTGTACTGCCTTGACATTTATTAACTGTCATTGCATAGGTAAACCTAATATCAGCACAGGCATCTTTTAGGCTAAACAGTGACCTCCACTTGCTTGATGCAACATTTGACTTACCTTGCCTTTTAGCTAACTTAGCTTCACTGGCTAGTTGCTTTAATCTTTCAGCTAACTTAGTTGGGCTTTCTGGTACGAATACTTGTTCACCTACACCCACAAATCCGATGAAAGCTCCCCTCATACCATTGCTTTCTGTTGGCTCTACTGATTCAACTATTAACCTTTCATTATTTCTTATTAACTCATTCTCACCAGTTGCATCAGTAATTGAAGTATTAGCTACCATTTCTTCGCCAATAGTGGGTGTAGGATCTGATAATCCAAGCACCTTTTTGCGAATCTTTCTATTCAAAGTCAGGCATCTTTTGTTAGTAAATGCCAACACTTTAACTTTCTTAATGCAGTCAGTTTTCTGAGCCCAGTCAAATGCCTCAAAAGCGGCATCTTCAATATCATCAACAACCACCACACCCTTACCAGAAGAATCACTGTTCATCATAGTTTGCAGTTTTGGCTGTCTGGCTCCATCTACAGTTGCCCTGTACCTTTGGGCCAGTGCATAAACTACGTCACCTTTGTTCTGCCGCTTTGGTATAGTTAATTGCAGGTAAACCTCAGTGCTGTCATAAGCTGGTATACAAACTTTATCACCTTCCTTAAACACTGGAAAGCATTGCTTATTATCACCAATAAACAGCAACCTAGCTCCAGCTTTTTTGGCTTCTTCAATTAATAATCTACACTCTAAGTGTCCCATTAAACCAGCTTCATCAACAATAACTAGCATGTTTCTGCTTAATCTTGGGTCTTTACCACGCATCTCAGGTGTACTTAATGTTTCTTCACCTGTATTCTTGTCAGTTTTAGGAAACCAACCCATAGTAGAGTGCAGAGTTGATACATCTAGCCCAGTTAGGTTAGAAAGCACCTCTACAGCAGCATGAGTCATGCTTGTTAGTACTACTTTGTATGGTGAGACAGATAGCACTTCATCAATCAGGTGCTTAACCATGTGAGACTTTCCCATACCAGCACCAGCCCACAGCCCACATGTCAGGCTACCACCATCTAACCATTCTTCAAAGTCTTCTTTGGCTTTTACTTGATCTGGGTATAAGCTCATGTTATTTCCTATTGTCTAGTTAGACCTTGTATTGGTAGCCAGTAATTATAACCATCTACTGAGTTCAGCCAAGTGAAAGAGTTAGCTAACACAAGAGCGTCTACACCATCTTCTTTGTCAACTTTTTTAAGCATCTCTACTACTTTCTTCTTCTTAAATGTTTTGCCTAACCTTTCAGTTAATAGTGGGTATTTAGCTATTAAAACCTTTCCAAGTTCCTTATCTAACCTCTTAGCTAGGTGTGAATAGTTTGCTGTTGTATCACTCATTTATGCCCCCAATTCAAACATGTTATTGATACCTTCCATATCCTTATATATTTCATACCAGAAATCATGGCCCTGTTGAGTTTCATACCATGTAAAACTATCTATAATACATGGCATATCAAGCATATTATGATCTTCTGCATCACTGTGTGGTGTCATACCTAGTAATACTGTAGCTGCACAAGTTCCATAATTTTGTTCTAACATACTAAATAGTCTTGGGTATCTATCTTTTAACATGATTACTCCATATCAAATATGCATATTGGTAGTTTATTGTTGTAGTAAATATCTGCCCAGAAGTCGAAACCATCTTTTGAGTTATCCCACGTAAATGAACCTATTAACGAGCTTGCGTCAATCGAATTCTCTCCATCAACCTTTGTTAATAGTAGGTAAACCGTATCTTCATTGAACATACTTAGGCTTCTGTATAGCCTTGGGTATTTATCTTTTAATTCTTTCATGGGTATTTCTCTATCCGAACAGTTACTCATTTCCCAACACCTTGTTAGCTATTTCTTGTATGAATTTATGATATACCAAAACCTTACACCTTGAAGTGTTTCTGACCAAATAAATGATGTAGATAGGCTACATTAGTCACACAAATTTTTACTTTTATTTTTTGTTAATTAATCCCAGCAGCCAAGATACAACATCTTTATTATGTATCTTACTTAAACTATTACTTAACTTTGGATATTTCTCTGTTAATTTCATGTTAATCTTCCATAGTTGAATCAAGTTTTTCCCAGTATGTAAACCCTTCATTGGATTCTGACCAGTCAAGTGAACACGCTATATTTCTTTCATCTGAGGCACCATTTGCGTTAAGCCTACCTAATATCTCTAAAGTATATGTCTTGCTCAATTTACTTGTCAGGTATTTGTACAACTTTGGGTACTTCTTGGTAAGCTTGTCGTTATCTCCTAATACCTTGTTAATATCAGACCAAAAGTTGTGCCCTTCGTACGTATTACTCCAGTACATTGTTTGTGATATTTTATCTCTGTCTACTACTTCTTGCTTATTATTGTTTCTGTCAAGCAGAGTTAGCAATATTTCCACTGCATCTGGACTATACTTCTTCAACATTTCTTTGCTAATTCTGGGGTACTTCATTATTAAATGTGTCATTATTACCTCATAGGTACTTAATTACATACAGGTTCTTCTTAGGATCTAACTCAACTATTACATACATTGGCATGGCATAGTTAGGTGTAGTCTTAATAAATCTTATAACACATTGATATGTTTTATCTCGAAACTGGGTAGTACCTTCCAAGTTACCCATTGATAAGGTCTTGTGGTTCTTCTCAATATGTTTCATTGTGTCATAACATGGGCTCGCCATAACTTTTGTTGTTATAGCTGACATTGCCAAGATTACTAACAATGATGATATTAGTGCTAAAATTGAATCTTTCATGGGTTCTCCTAAGTACCTATATAGATAATTATTGCTACTATGATAAGTATTGGTGTGATTAATATTTGGAAAGCCAACAGCAACTTAGTTGTAAAACCCAACACTTTTCTAAGTTTGCTCATGATTTCCCTCGTGATATTCTTCAATTAACTGTTTTGCTGCTTCTTTGAGGGTACAGACCTTTTTATACAACGCAATATTACTGGGTATTAGTACAGTTGTCCAATGATCCCAGTTCTTCAGCGGTATAGTGTTTAGGTGTTCTTGATCTGCAGTATTAACCAGTGTATCAATTGATACAAAATATAACAACCTTGTCTTCATGTGTGGTGTTACATACTTGGCATACTNAGCCCTATGTTCAGCAGTCATGTTTGCTTTTTCTTCTGTAGTAAACATGCTACACAGCCTCGGTTGGTGCTACTTTTGCTACCAAGCTTCTAGCTGCAACTTTGATAAGATGTATTTTGGTATTCTGAGGTATACTTGCAGGTAACAAAACACTTGCCATCTTAACCCAAATTCTTAGTGGTATATCTTCAGGTGTGGCCAGCTTTTCAATTGTTGATAGACGTAATAAACCTTCTTGTACTGATTTTAAAGTAGACATAATATTCTCCAGAGTTAGTTATTTGTTACTGATTAGTTACTTGTTAATTGATATAGGCTACAACAGTAAATATTCTTTAAGTTTAACATGGTGGCACCTAAACTGTTACCAGAAAAGCCAACTAACCTGAATTAACAAGCTAGTTGGCTTTATTTAACTTACTTAGAACGGAGCACTATCATCTACTGTGTTTTCTTGGTTAGCTTTAGCAATAACATCAGCATTTTCTGAGTTTGCTAACCAGCTTTGGAATTCCTCATGGCCTTCTACTACTTCACTGTCAAAAGATCCAATAACAGCATCATCACCAAAGTAAGCAGACGATACGATAGCACCTACAGCAGCAGCAACATCAGCACTGGTAAAGTTACCATAGCCAAACCACTCGTTGTTAAAATTTACAGCAACTCGGTATGGTACAGCAATATCGAACTTATTAGGATGTACATTATAACCACGATTGTCTCGTGTGATTGCTGCTTTGCACTGCTTAACTTGTGTTTCAGTCATCGCAACACGCTTGGGTGCTGTCTCAGAATTAACTTTAGTAAGTGTGCTTAGTTTGTTTAAGATTGACATAGTATTTCTCTCTATAAGTTATGGCAGCTTCTGCTTACCAGTTATTAAAATTGTTAAATGATTTAAAGTGGATCGTTTGTTTCTTAGGTGATCCATCCCTAACCTATTGTGCCTAGAAAGGATCTATAACGGTTTTCTACTCAGTGCTACTTAGAGCTAACTAGTATCAACTAACAATTATTAGCTGATAACACTTAGCTCTATAACTATTAGACCAGAAAGAAAGATCTCTAACTAGGTCTAACTAGGTATAACTATGATTACTGGCATCTAGCTTAAAGCCAACTTACTAATATACTACTAAGTCTAAATATCTAACTCAGTCTAACTTAGGACTAACTCGTAGCTTACTAATAACTTACTAAGTTACTGATAAGACTACTTAAAGCTAAATAGTTGCTAATTAAAGCTAGGTAGATCTATATACTATGATAGCTTAATAGGTGCGTAACTAGTGTCTCGGGTGCCTAAGTAAGTACTTGATATTGACTAAGTAAGTACTTGATATTGACTAAGTAAGTACTTGATATTGACTAAGTAAGTACTTGATATTGACTAAGTAAGTGTCTCGGGTGCCTAACAACCTACACCCTCCAGTCTACTAACTAGCCCATACCTCAACACTAACTAGACCCATCGCCCACTAACTAGCCTAATCCAACTCTAACTAGTCACTAACTAGCCACTAACTAGCCACTAACCCAACACTAACTAGCCACTAACTAGCCTAACCCAACACTAACTAGCCCTCTCCCACGTCAAGTTATTAGCCAGCCACTATCTAGCCACTATCTAGATACTGTCGAAGACTATCATAACCTATTGATACTATTAAGTAAGTAGCCAAGCTCTAATCCTACACTAGCGATTCCTGTCTGGCATAACTTATTAACTAGATACTAACTAGATACTAACTAGATACTAACTAGATACTAACTTGTAACTAACTACCTTAGGTCTATACACTAATATTCCAACAGACCTAGATCTTAACTACCCTCCCTAGAATGAAGTCAAAGTAATAACCATCAAGCTCACAATCAAGTGGCTGCTATTTGTCTATTACCTTAACTAATCTCCCTAGAGAAGATCTAAATGGATTTGACCTTTGTGGTCTATACCTCTGACCCTTCTCTGGCATTATGCATTTCTACATAGTCTGCCTAGAAAGGATCTATATTGGTCTTGATCTTATCTTTGGTGTTATGTATTTCTACATACTCTACCTAGAAAGGATCTATATTGGTCTTGATCTTATCTTTTGAACTGAAGTGAGGTACGAACGATTATGCTCTTGAACCTGTTGTGGTCTTGATCTTAGTTATAGTCACCACTTACTCTTCTTACTAGTTCCTTAAGTCTCTGGAACACTACAGACTTGTGGCTTTATATACTTAAGAGGGATAGTAGCCAGCTAACTTAATAGCTGGCTAACTAGATACTAACTACTACTTAGCGAAGTAATAAGTATCACCTAGGCTACTAATAAGATCTACAACTTTTACACTATTGATCTTACGTAGTCTTCTTTTACCAGAGCTGAAGAACTGACTAACCATAACTTCTTCTTCTCCTTCTATTAACTGCTTGTTGGCTCCTTTAAAGTACAAACCAAGTATGTCAGTTCCTAGTGGTAAGTCACTAGTTGAGTTATTGTACTCAGATCCAAATAGATCCATGTATGATAACTTGATAGCTTCTTCAAGCAAGTGCATCTCAGTAACATTAACTCGAAAGCAGTCATGTACTGATATGATATGCTTAGCACCTAATCTCTTAAGGTGAACTACTATCAACCTAGCTATAAGTGCATCTGTAGCTTGGATCATATTAACAAACCCATTTCTAGCAAAGTCACCCTCATGCACATCCAAGGTCTTAAGTTGGAAGTTGATAAACTTATAAGACTCAGCATTATTACGTAGTCTTACATCGTATTGTTCTGTGTCATACTCCATGATCTCACCCAAGATGTTAGTCTTGACTTTGTAGTTCATGGCTACTTCAAACCCATCAGGCATACTATGTAAAGTGCGACCTTTAGTAGTTTTGGCGTATGACTTAAACAAGTTACGTACAGCTATCATCTTCTGACCAAATGATGCAACTAAGGCTTTGTGGAACATCTTAGCTGTATCATCATTAGCTGGCATTCCCTCACCATAAAGTGAGTTAGCTAGCTCAGAACCTATCTCCTCAAGGTCAGTAAATGCAGCCCAACCTTGACCATAGAACACACCCATGTATGCCTTCTTGATACCATTTCTGGTTATGTTAGTAAAGCCAGCCCTAGCTAGTTCTACCAAAGACAAATGATAGGCATCATCTAACTCAGTCATGGTGAAACCACAAGCAGCAGCAATCTGTTGATCACCAACCATTAAGGCACCTAACTGAGGCCCAGAACATTTAGCATCTAAACCTACAGCCATACCAATGTAGGGCTTGTTACCTGCTTGTAACTCACGCATGATCTTGGCAGCCTTAACAAAACTCCAAGGCTTCTTAACTACATCACTATCTAGGTGCTTGATGATAAACTCTACATCACCCAACTCTCTTAACTCCTTGGCACTATCCTTTGGAGAAGCTACCATGTCTTCTATCTCAGCTAAGATATGCTTCTTAACTGTAACAACATCGTAGTCAGTTGGAACACCTTGAAGATTCATAAGTGCTCTTGATCTATCAGAAGATTGACCATTAGGCCCATGACAAGCAGCTTGATACATTCTTCCTCTTCTGTCACCCTTGAACTCTGACTTGTAAGCCAACTCAGGATTCATGTTTTGACAACCACTAATAACATAAGACTCTTCATCGTTATCCTTGCCAAGCTTACCTTGTACTTGCAATGCAATTGATAATATATCTATATCAACTGTATACTCAGTTGCTTCAAGAGCATGGATAGCTTCGATAAACAACTCAGAGTGTTTAACTTTAGAATAGCCAAACCTTCTAACTATCTCACCTGTAGTTGGTTCATAAGCCTCAGACCTAAGTTCACATAACTCATACAACCTAGGCCCAACTGACTCACCATCTAGGTACTTGGCAGCTTGAAGTATACTCTCTACCAACTCACCATCTATGTCACACTCTGGCTGTTCATTTAGCCCGACTATCTCTAGTGAGGTGATTTCCATACCTTCTATAAAAGCTTCTGAAAAGTCTTCATAATCATCAAGATAATCAATTGCACCAATAAATGCAACAGCAGTTATCATACTTACTCTTTCACTTAAGCCTTGAATAAACAGTTCAGCAGCCATTGTTGATACTAAAGCTGACTTGTTGATGTTATTTAAGTTGATTGCTTCTTGCTTAGTTGTGTTGGACATTGTTGTTACCTCAGTTGTTGTGGAAGATTTGATTAAGTTAGCAATTACATTAGGCATGATAGATCCTTTTAGTTTAGGTTAATTACATTAGTGTTCAAGTTATCACAAACCAACTCGACATATAATCGAAAAGGCAAAGAGACTCCTTAACACACCAACATCCCTAAGCACCCCACGCACATCCAACATATATAATATTTTATAGCTACACAACTACTTAGATCAATTTATATACTATCCAACATATATAATATTTTATAACTACACAACTACCTAGATCAATTTATGTACTATATATATATTATATAATATTTATAACTACCTAGATCAATTTATATACTATCCAACATATATAATATTTTATAACTACACAACTACCTAGATCAATTTATATACTATACAATCCAACTAAGATGTTTAATTTTCAAATTAGGTCACTTAAATAATCAGCTCAAATATTAACCTAATTTGAAAATTTTTAGTTAGTTTAGAGCTGGCTAATACTCTAGCCAGCTCTTTTACTTTTACTCCCCTATGGCAGTCCAGTAAACATTACCGCCTGTGGCATTAATATAGTTCATACTATCAACACTTCTCTCCATTGTAAACTGAAACATATCTTCATCGAGATAATTTAACCTTGGTGTAGCTGTCCCAACCACACTCCCAGTTTTCAACCAAGTTAGTTGCACATTATAACACTTACTAGGAAAAGGTGTTGGAAAGTTTATGGTGTAAAATGACCCATCTATGTCAATACCAATCTTACTACCCCATTTTGTAATCAACCCACTTGGCAACACTTGGTATCCATCGTGCGAGTTTAGTTGCGCTTCAGCATTTTTACTAGTCCATACCTCACGCCAATCAGACCAAGTTACACCTACTAATTCTCTCTCATAAGTAACTTCATCTTCAAAAGATGTTGCTCTTTGGGTAGCATAAAAGTTATTAGTACTATATTTCTGAACAGTTACATACCACCAACCATTCCCAGATGGCTGTCCATTCATACCACTTCCATTATAAAAACCTGGGGTAATTAACATATCGAGGTCTTCACCAGATATATTTATGGCTTTATCATAGGTTAAGGTATTACCACTTAAGTTTCCAGTAGTGTGTGCATCTGCATCTGACCTCATAAGTTGACTACCATGCAAGCCATCTACTGTGTCAGAATCTAACCCAGAAGCAGGCCCAACATTCCTAGCATTCCAGTAATCAGAACCTTCTAGTCCAGCGGGTGTTACATACTTAAGACTATCAGTGCCAGTTATAATTTCAGGACTGGTTGCTACTCCTGCTTGGTTGGGTGTTACTACTGACCAGTATCCATTAAGGTATGTATATCTTACACCTTGGTAATCATAGGTATTCCCAGATATTGGGCTGTTAGGAAAATTAATAGCCATGTTAGGATTTCCTCCGTCTTAGGTAGTCCAAGAACATTTTTAGTAATATTCTTACCAGAAAGTTCCAGTATTTCTTTAGTATCTTAGAGTGCATAGTTATTCCTTGTTAGTTAAAGATTAATTATTAGTTATGTTATAGATCTGCAAAGGCAGTGAAGTTAGCCATAAACCCACTACCTAGTTGGTTACTTGTTCCAACAACTCTTGTTGCTGATAAATCAAAAGTCTGCCTATCATAGGAAAAGGCATTAATTGATTCAAAGTTTGTTGTTGTAAAAGAGCCTATCTCCATACTTGGTGGAACCCTCATTTGTACTGGTAGCTTTTCTGTTCTACCTAACTTTATATCACTGGTGATTGTAGTTCCATAAACCATACGAGTTAGTAGTATGCAGTAGTATCTTTGACATAAAGCAAAGTCTTCTGCAACAGATCTAAATTGATAAGGGTTAACAGTGTCACCTTCTTCCAACTGGACATTTGTAATAGAAAAAGTAATAGCTGCAGTTTCCACAATAGATATTCTTATCCCTAAACCACGAAGAACATTTGTGCCAAGTGCAGCAAATACATGTTCTATTTTGGTTTCTCCTGCAGCTATCGATATGTCAATAGTATCTTCTACTATACTGACAGCCCACTCGTCAGTAGAGTTGGGGGTTATTAGCTCTAACCTAACTGTAGCAGCCCTGTCACTTACAGCAATAAATTGTAGTGCAGTTTGCTTGTTATATAAATGACCTACATCTTCAGATTCAAGTTTAGTTTCTAGGCTCCTATATGAATTACCTGCTGCAGTTACTAAGGTTATACCACTGTTGGCTGAATCCTCTGTAAATGTAGCCCTACTTGCTTTATAAACATTTACATTGCCACCAGTAGCCGTAACTTGCCATCTATCGGCAGTATATCGTTGAAACTTATCAAAACCTTCTTCTATCGTAAAAGTTGTACCTCTTTGCCAGCAATTGGCTTTAAAATCTCCATTAATAAGTAAGTTTCTACCACTTACACCTGAGCCACCGCCACCGCCACTGCCACCATCACCAGCTAGGCTATCTAATACTGCTTGTACATTTGAGTCACCCCCTAAAGAGTTTAAGCAATCTACATCTGATGCACTATAGTTAGGTGCAAAAGCTGGACTAGATGGAACCCACTGAGAACTATCCCCATCGTTTATATCAACATAAAGAGTGCCATCCTCTAAGTTGTACCAACCTTGCCCATTACCAACAACAGGTGGTGGAGGATCTGACTGAACAGTGGTACTGGTCATCTGCACCCAGTTACTATTTTGCCTACCATACAACTTACCATCTTCAGGGTTAGCAGGTATTGTGTTTGCAACATCAGCTTGTGTAGGCTTATTACCCTCGTGATATATTTTGTGTGATCCTGCAGCTACAGATCTAATGTCTCTTGCATCTGGTGTAGCAGTTGTACCCACATCTACTAATAGGACTTCACCATCAACATTAGTTAGTAGCCAGTTCTTCTTAGCTGGATCGGATGTTTTAAGGCTAATTGTGGCATTATCATTTTCAACAGTAATATCACTACCGTTCCAGTGTGAAGAAGTCCTGTTATTTACATCAACAACTTTTAGCCCGTCTTCATAGGTTAGTGTGGTCGAACTTACATTACCAACAACTATACCATATACCCAGTAAGAGTTAGTTGTATCTAAGTTTGGATCTCTTACATTAGATCCAGCACTACTATTATGTGCTGTAATACAAGTAAATATTTTGCCAGACCTTTCTACTCTACATCCTTCTTTGTAAGCTATATTATCTTGCCAAGGAAACACACTCCTTTCGGCAAGTGCTAGCATGTTATTGTCTAGTGCATTTAGTACATAGTTAAAGTTTTGATAGGTTGGTATTTCTGAAACCCAACCTCCTTCATACTTCCCCGGTGTTGCTATATCTGGATCTGTTAATCCACCAGATATAGCCCATACCTTATTCAAATCCTTGGGTGCTGTCATATTTATTATACCTTGTTAATGGTGAAAGTTATGCCAGCCGGTACAAAGTACTTAGTGGCATAAAGTATCAATGAAACCTCAGTATCACTAACATTAGTTGTGCTTATGGTCAGTTGTATACTCCTACTACCTAGGTCTTCTATTTTGAAGTTGCTTGGAACTCTCTCAAGAAGTAAGCTAATAACATGGTAAGCTGTGTTTATGTCAATAGTAGTTGAGTTCATGATAGATGCCTTGGCCATAAGCAGTCTTCGGTAGTGTACATCTGACAATGGTGTAATATCACCATAACCTGTTGCTTCATCCTTAAACATACCACCTATTGCAGGTGCAGATTCATTAGCCATCTTGTCAACATTTAGCCCACCCTGAAAACCAAACCACAACTCTGGAAGTATTACAGTTCTTGGTTGTTGTAATATGATACCTATAACATCCAATTGAGCCCCAACTGCCTTATCTAAGAACCTTTCTTCATAAACCCTCTGTGTAGTTTCAAACAAGAAGTCTAATTCTGATATAAAAGCCATTAAGTATTCTTGTAGGTTAGGACTGTTTTGATATTGGTTTAGTAATAGCCCCTCCATTACTTGCTTACCTTTATCTGTTACTATCATATAATCTCCTAACTATTAGTAACAGTTATTTGTATTTGTCCAAGTGTTGTAGATGCATACTCACCAGAACCAACCACTAGGTTGCCTGCAGAGTATGTAACTCCATCAGTACTAAGTTCTAGCAGATCTACTTGGGCCTTAGCATAAGGCGTTACAATACCAAACAGCCTTGACCAAACAACATCTTCATCTGTAAGTAAACTATTTATGTGAGTTTGTAGATCAACTGCTATTGCATCACTAGCACCAGCGAAGTCGTTATCTAAGAAAGTTACTGTGACATTTACAAACACTTGCTTGGCCACTGCCTTACTAAAATTTATCGTATGGTCTTCCCCTTGTGCATCTTGAACAGTTACAGAAGTTGATCCAAAGGTAGGACAACCTAGGCCTTTAGTGGTCAGTATCACTTGGCCTATCTCTTCATCAGTAACTCCATTTAGTTCACCAACTGTAACATGAATAGTTTGTGCTGGTGTGCCATCTGGTAGTGCACTGTTTGGGTTATCATTATTGATAACAGCTACTTGATCTATTCCAAGTGTTTCAAACAACCTAGCTTGGATAGTACTTTCTACACCTACAAAGTTTCTAAGTACAGTCTTATTTCGCTCATTTCTATAAGCTGCTTCTGTCTGTGCTTCTGAACCCTGCTTGCCATTTGTAGTTTGTGTTATAGATGTTAGCCCAGTTATAGGTGACTTAATAACAATCACAGTATTTGGTGGCACTGCAGTAGAGCCTGACAATGTTGCGGTAGATGTCACTGATGATGGAACTGTTGCATCTAGCTCTGTCTCAAACTCATTACCTAAACTGTCTGTAAATATTGTACCCTTTGGAACTATTGTGCCTGCCACACCTAACAATTCGTTGGTTACTACAGATCTAGTTGCGGCACCATAAGCAATGCCAGATATTAAACCTATGTTACGCAAACCATCGCCAGTTGCTAGGTCTGGATTATAACTATTATATACCAAACCTAACTCATTCCATACTTGAGATAACTCAAATGCAACAATATTTACTAATTGGCCATCTGGTGATTCTGGACTTAGATCAATCCCAGAGCTGAATACTTCTAATCTGTCACTAATTCTAGTAACTATTTCATCATAATTGAGTGGGATAAACCCCTCTCTTGTTAATCCTGCCATTATAAACTCCAAGGTATAGTTACTTCTATACCGCCATATATAGTTGTTGCTACAAAACTAAGCAGTAGTGTTCTACTTACTAGCTCTGTACTTAAACTCTCAATAGCCTGAACTCCATGGGTAGATAATATAATTTGCCTAGCCTTAAGCTCTATATTAAACAAGTCTGGATTCCTTTCAAAGACATCAAAGTTTAGCCAGCCTACAGTTGGATCCAGCAACCACTCACCCAACTGTGTTTTAAGCCTATTCTTTACTAGCTGTACTGTATATTGCCCCTCTTTGACTCTGGCTATTCCACCACTATCTAGCTTAACTATATCATTAGTTGCTGGATCTAGTGCAATCTGTATTGTCATAAAAACTCCTATTGTGGCCCAGAAGTAGTACCTCCTCCAGACTCAGTATGTGTGTGTGATCCCATATCTAAACCTCCAACTGACAATCCAGCACTTGCAGCAACCAAACCAGCAGCAACCGAGGTGGCTGTAACTGTTGGGCAAGCTAATGACACATCAGAGGATATAGGCCCAGTAACATGCAATGGCCCGTTTATTTGGTTTGCAGCACTATTAACAACCACTGAGCTTGCATTTATCTCACTATTTGTGCTATTAACAACAACTGAAGGTGCATTAACTGTAAGTGAAACAGTGCTGTCTATGTTTATAGAGTTGTCACTGTTCAGGGATATAACCTGAGTAACATCATCATTTCTCCATTGGCTATCTTCTGCAGAATAATTATTGATTGCTCTTGGTAGTGTATTCATACCAACTAGTGCAAATCCATCTTCTTCACTAAACTGTCTACCTAACCATGGTTTTGGTAATCCTGCTAAAGTACCTGCTAAGTCTCTATCTTCATATAACCAGTGATCATAACCTACCTGACTAAAGAATACTAAACAGGTATCTCCAGTCTTTATTGGCATAGTTATAGACCAACCACCACCAGAAGGTGTATGTACTGGCACATTCTCAATTGGTAATCTAGCTTTAGATTTTGATAACTCGGTAGAACTGTTGTGTATAACCTCAACAGATATTTGAATTGTAGCTGTTTGGTTTTCTGGAAAGTATTCTACAATCCTAGCTGGTAATATTACTGAGTAAGTTTCATTATCAATCATAAAATATCTCCAAAGAAACCAGACTCACCAAAGTGACCACTAATTTTGGTTATCGTAGACTTTACTGATTTACCTGCAGTACCGTCACTAATACTATTCCCTATTTCAGCAGCACCTTCTAGCGCCTCTTCTGCAGTTGGTATTTTCTTACCAATGAAGTTCTCAGACATAGGATCAACACTGACATTATCACCTGTGGCACCTGAGATAAAACAATCTACCCCAAGGCTAAGCACCTTTTGACCAAAACTTCTATCCCCATTTACACCAAAGGCACCATATATAGCACCATAAACTGACTTAGTAAGTGTACCCAAAGCTGTATCTACAACCTCAGTCACTTCTTCCCTTACTAAACTAATGCCATCACCAACCAAACATGGGCTCACAGCAGATGCACCAAATGGTAGATCTATGTCAGGCAATGCACTCTCTGGATCTGACAGTAGTTGTACCCAGTTAAAGGCTTTATCTTCGGTAGGTTCAGCAACATCAACATCACTTGTGTGTACCTTATGTGAGTAAGCCTTAGTTACAGGATCATATCCAGTTTTCTCAAAGGTTGTTATTGAGTTCTTGCCATTTACACCCTTGGTTTCTATTTGGAAACTCTCGTTAGGATCATAGGCAGCTTCAGAGATAATAACCCCCTCTGATACTGGTATGTTCGCCTTCTTAAGTTCATCTATTCTGGCCTCTCTCTGTTGATCAGTAAGAGGTGTAAATACTAATAATGTTGGTGTAGTTTGGTTTACAGTACTACCAAGTTGTACTTCTTCACCTGTTAAAGTAAAATCCATAATATCGGTAGACCCTACTTGTTGCTTGGTCTTTAGTTTGGTAAACACAACTGGATCATAGGTTGTAAGATTAGTTTGAACCTTACATATCACTGATTGTCTTATTAACTCTCTCAATGCGCTGTACATTATTCTAGAACTATTTCCGCCACCATACTCGTGAAACTCTTCAGCTCCTACTATTTGATGATTAGTTACAGCACCCCTTATAGTTACTCTCCTGTTCTTCTTTACAGTATGGTTACTAATTGAAAACCCAGACTGTACTGGAAACTTAGTAATATCAGCACTTGCTTCATGTTCTTCTGCTATTACTGTGTGAAACCTTAGAACTGTTTCTGTCTTTGTACCCCCTGAATCTACTTCATAAGTTATCTGTGCTTTATCTGGCTTAGCCATCTAGTCTCCTATTCCCACCACTTGCCTGTGGGCATGTTAGTTCCATGAGTAGGTGAAGTTGCCGCTGCTTGGGTCATCCAATTGCTGTCCCAGTTAGAACCTTTATGTTGAACTGATAACACTTGATACTTACTAAAGCCTGCTATCTTCTCAAACAGGTACTCTTCTGCTACCTCAAGTGTTTTCTGATCAGTGTTAGTTCCAACAGTTAGTAGTTGTGATATGTCTAAAACTGTGGCTGGTTTTATATTGGGGTCTAAGTTAGATATGACACTTAATGTTGCTGGCCCTATCTTAGGGTTAGATCTCATGTTGTTGGTCTTAAGTTTAATGTTACCTTCACCATCAAATAAGCTAGTACTTTCCACATTTTTAGCTTCTGGTTTATACATTAGCACAAACTTGTTACCAACTGTATAGACATTAAACCTATAGTTGCCTTTAGCACCAATCCTTTTCAAGCAAGTTATTAGTGAACCCCTATGGATTTGATTTGGGCTTGGTGGTACATAATCTAACATACCTTCTGGGAAGTGTACAAACTCTACACTTCCTTTATACTTGGCAGCTTCTAGGCAACCTTGAATAACCCTCCTTAGTGACGGGCTATCTATCTTAACATTAATTTGCTCTTCTAAGAACTTTCTGCGTAATTTAGAGTAGCAGTACATGTTAAATATGCTTTCTGGAACCTTAACCTCTTCCAGTGCATTACTAATGAACATCCTATCTGCTATTATGTGTTCTGGCCCATCATGTAACTTAACCTTGAGTGTTAGATAGTTTTCTCCATAGCTTATTTTTCGTATAGTGTCTGGGGCCAAGTTAGTTATTGTAAACTTGGCCCTACTCCAACCAGTGATATGCCTTATATCAAAATCTATCTTTAGGTTATCTGTAGAGAATACTAAGGCACCTGACTCGTCATGCACTTCAAGTAGTACATACTGACCAAACTTTGCTATTGCCATCAGCTATCTCCAGTTCCTATTCCAGACTCTTCATCTACATTTAGATCACCATTAACATCTGTAGTAGTTCTAATAAGATCTCTTGATATTTCATTAGTAACTTCTACATTCACTATATTCTTCTCTTTATCTTTAGGGCCATGTGTCTGCCTCATTTCACCTATGTTAGGATCTGGCAACGGATCACTTTCAAAGTATTCCATTACCTCATTACCAATACCTAAAGCAGTTCCAAAACCAGCACCTAACAAAGTGCCAGCCCCAGGAATTACTGATCCTAAAGCAGCTCCATAGCCAGCAAACTCCATAATGTCTAATGCAGAATCACCAACAGTACCATCATCTTTAACACCAGATAATCCTCTTATTGCCAAAGGTGCCAAGCCAGCAGCCATTGCAAGTGGTGTAGATTTACCAAGTACAGACATACTTTTGGCCATCTTAGCAGCATTAGCACTTGGTGCAGCTCTTGATAACATTTGGGCAGCCTTAACACCAACAAAACCCATAGTTGCAGAACCAGCAATAGCACCAGCTACAACAGAACCAGTCGCAATTGATCCGCCTACTGAACCTATCTCACCAGTTTGTTCTAGTGCTTGTCTCTTAACTTGCTCAACATCTACAATACCTGCTCTAGTGGCCTCTAAGTTCTGTTGATTAATAGATAGATCATAAGCAGCATCTATTGCCATTGGTGAGGCAGTATTTGAAGCCAACTCTGCCATGCCGAATATTCTACCAATCTGGACTTTCTCTTCTTGTGTTTTGCCTTCCATTAGTCCAGCAACCATGCTTACCATTTGTTGTGGGTTCATATCTTTCAATTCAGAAGGTCTAGGTATATCCATACTACGTACTGATTCTAAGTTAGATACACCTCTTGCTTCTAGTATGTTGGTGTACTCTGAAGCAAAACCTAGTTCACTATTAAAAGTGTTTACCAGACTTCCAGCTCTACTTATAACTTTGTTAATACCTGTGTCACTAAGCATACCTTTCTCTAAGGATTCACGCATACCACGGACATTTCTAACATCCATTCCAACTTCATTAGCAAAACGTACTTCATCCATACCAGACTTATTGCCAGACATAACCATACCACCAAGCTCTGATAATATACCGACAGCTTTCATGGTTGCTTTTCCAAACTCTGATACTGAGTTGGTAGCTTCATTAGTTGCATCTGCAGCTTTCTTCTGTGCTTCTTCGTAGTACTTAGCCATCTCACTATCTGGCTGATTACCTTCAAACCCAGCTCTTCTATTATTATTGCTAAATATTGCTTGGGCTTTCATTCGTCTAGTTTCTGATTGTTCAGATTCGATCTTGCTCATACCAGAAACATCTTGTGCACTATCTACAGCATTCTTAAGTCTTTCAGCTTGATCTAACTTTTCTAGCTTCTGTGCCATAACAGTTTTAGATGCGGCACCTAACTCTGTATCAACATTAGCAACTGCAGGATCAAATGCTGTTACATTCTCCACAACACCCTTAGTTACCTCAAAAGACTTATTTTGGCCTTTTGTCATAGATCTTGATGGTGCTCTTGGGCCCATCTTCTTGGCTTCTATATCTTTGCTCAAAGCTTGAACTCCTATGTGATCTAGCTTTGAGGCTTTATCAATTGCTTGCCTGCCAGCAGAAATTATCTTGTCTTGTAGGTCAACATCCTCTTTAACTACCTCATGTAAGTATTCACCCGAATGTTTGTCTAGCGCATAAAAGTGTACTTGCTTTTCACCAGTCACAGCCATTTGTAGTTGCATCTGGTTAGTGTAGTCTTTCACAGCAGTCTTCATACTACTGCCACTTAGAAGTTTAAACTCTGCTAGCCCCTCACTTTCACCTTCACCGTTTATTAGCCAGCCGTCTGGTGATACACCAAAACCTTTCAATCCCTTTGGATCACCAGACACAAAATGTGCCTCTCCCATGGTGAAGTTCTTACCAACACCAGCTAGGAAAGATGCAGCAACTTTATCTTCTCCTTTGTTGCCTTCCCTAGTATCAGCATTACCTTCAAATGGTTCAGCAGTGCCTAACCTTTCTTTGGCTAGTTGTAGTGCTATGTCATCAACACCACCTTCTAATAATATACCTTTTATAACTGATGCTGTTATTTTACCCCTACGTTGAGCCAACCATTCTGGAGTTCCCTGTTTAGGATTTAATGACACAACATTATCCACTTCTGGGTTTAACTCTTCTTCAATAAACCTATCTACATCTGACATTTGAGTATAGCCAAACCCACCAGACTTGTCAGATCCTACACCACCTGAAGAGAAAATACCCACCTTCATGGCATCTTCAGTTGATAGTGTGCTAGTTGATACACCACCTACGTTATCAAGATCAACTCCTGCAGACCAATCTAACCCAAGTATTGCAGCCTCATTTCTAAGGTTTTGCATTTCTTCTTGTTCGCCAACTGGTCTATCAAAGCCAGCCATGTTTATTTGGCCTGCACTTTCATCCCTAGTTGTAGGGAATTGTTGCCTTAGTACCTTTCTAGCAAACTCAGCTTTGTATTGAGCTTGATCAAGAAGATACTTTTGATCTCTACTATGTTTATCTCTTTCTTCCTGAGTAAACCTAGTACCTCTTGCTGGCTTAGGTTTAGCAAACAATGAGTTGGCTAAAGATGGTGTAGCTTTGAGTATTCTAGTTCTGTCTTCCTTGGAAACGTCATTTTTAAAAACTTTTCCTCCATTACTATCACGGACAAACCTAGTCTTCTCTCCAGCAGCATTACTTGTTTGGTAGTATTCATCAAACCTGCCAGAAGACAGCCTATCATCAGCAGTACCTTGAATTGATCCATATATTCCTTGTGTCCTAACTAAACCAGTTACACCTCTAGTGTTTTCTCCATATATACCAACCTCGTTTGGAAGTGGTAATATGTCCTTAGATCCATCATAGAAAACACCATCTCTAAGCCTAGATACTAATCCAGCCTCAACAGCACTCCTTCTTGCTTGTTCTACACTTGATCCTCTTGTTCTGCCATCAATATATAAATCAGATAACTCAGTTATATAACCAATTGCAGTAGTTAGATCATCATTAGCTTCTAACCTCTTCTCACTATCTATATAGTTCCCAGGTAGTGTTTTTCCTGGGCCCCTAACCATGTACTCTCCAGAAGTATTTTGCAACATGGAAAGTACTGTCTTAATATCACCAGAGTAGTTTGGTACTTGCACTGATGGATCTAGCTTGATCCTACTAGCAAACACTTCTGGTGCTATTCCTATCTCACTAGTAAACTGTTGTATGGCTGCAGCTTTATCTACTGCAGACACACCACTAATATCTTGGCCACTTAGTAGGGCTTTAATACCAGCTTGAATCCTTGGTTCTACGTGACTTATTCTACCTAGTTGTAAGTCTGCAGCAGTCATTGCCCCTTCTAGTATATTTCTAGATATGGGGCTGTCGTTATCTTCATCAAGCACACCACCTTGACCTTGTAGCCATAGTGCTGCTTCATCAAGTTCCCCATCAATGTTTCCACCATCAGGGCTATCATATACTTCTAAACCTTCATAATCATCGTAGTCACTCATACTTACTCCTAACTAGAGCCTCCTAGCCCAGCGTTGGGTGGAGGTTGCATGTGTTGTTTTATTTCTATAACTTGGTGAAACATCTCTAGGTCACTAATTTTGTATGTACCATCTTGCAACTCTTTTAATGTGCATAATGGAGGATTTACTAACAAAGGTTTTATCAAATATCCATTCAGTTCTGGATATACTTCACTATAATCTACCGGCATTGTGGTAGCTTCTCCCGATACTATTTGTCTAGGGAGGGTTCCTTTGCTAAACCTAATTCGAAAAAGTCTGAATATTGACTATGTATTACATGAGCAAACAATTCTGCTACAGTAAATAGTGAGCCCTCAAACATATTATTTATTGTTTCAGGACTAATCTTATCTCCTTCAATCCTAACCTGACAAATAAAATGTCTAATTAAAGCTGAAGTTGTCTTTGGGTCTTCACAGTTCATAACTGCAACTATTACAGCAGGTATGTTTATTGTTGATATATTAATAATGTTTTCTGACCCCAACACCTTTCCAGCTTGGGTTAAGTTTTCTAGTGCCACATCAACTGGCCAACTAGGTATGAAAATAGATCTACCATCTTTTAATGTTGCTTTATAATCTTTCATTACTTTTCTCTAATAAAACAGAAAAGCCCCACTTGTTAGTAGGGCAATTCTAGTTACTGTTTAGGCACCGAAGTTCTGTTGATCATCACCATCACCACGATTCATAACTGTCTGCTCGAATGTGATTACCCAAGTGATAGTATTCATGGTCTGACCACGAGACATAGCTGGGATTGCCAGAATAACACCATTTGTAAGTGTTGCTTCATCGTTACCCATATTATCTCGAATCTTACCTTGGATAGGAAAGATTAATGCGCCATCTGCATCAGCCTGAGCTTGGAAGTAGTTGGCATAATCTTGGAAGATCTTGTTCTCAGGTGCATTCATAAGTACTGGGAATGTAAGATCTCCAGCACGAATACGTTGCATTGAAACAATCATGTCACCATAAGCACCAAACTGAGTTGTTGCAATTGGCGCACGCCTAACTACATTAATAAGGTTCTCGCCTGTTCCGAAACCTTTAACGTCAACAGTCTGATAATCTCCAGAAGCATTAGGTACTTCCAGAATCAGATCTACGTTAGCAAAACTATATTGATACATAATAAATCCTATTTAATTATTCTGAGAAACTACCAGATACTTCAACTTCATGTAATGCGCCTGCACCAACCATATCGAAGCTTAGGCCTTTGTATATCCTGTTACCCTTATCGCTACTTGCAACATCAGCCAGAGCAACAACATTAACACGATAACCTTCAGGCAAATAGGTTCCATCTGGCAAGAAGCCTGCACCAGCTAAACCATTCCTTACAGCAGCTTGCAATGATCTGTCTAATGTAGCTGCAGCAGTGTTGATACCAGTTTGTGTATATGGAATCTTAGTTGTGGATTGATATAGCAAATTAAACATATCAACTTCACAGCGATTTTCTAACCAAAGCAAACCGTGGGTAGTATCTAGCCATGAGCCAGAAGCCATTCGTGAACTTGTGTATGCATTAACAGTCTTACCAATACGAACTACAGCAGAGGCATTTTTACTTTGTAACACACCAAATTCAGCAGGTGTTAAATCTTCAGCAGTAATAGTTGGCATCTGCTTAAGGTTCAAAGTAATAGTTGTGTTAATAGCTGAGAAGTTTACAGAAGCAGCTCTGCCAAATACAGAGGCAGAAGGGTACTCGTTGACACTCTTACTAAAAGTTGTAAGTGAAAATCGTAATGTCTTACTCTTTAATACAGAGGCAATATCAGAAGTAATTACGCTACTTAGTGTTGCCAAGTTGTTAGAAGTATTACAGAAGATCTTCTTAGCAGCTTCAGCCCAGTCAGCAATATCTGCAGTGTTGTTACCATCAGCTTGACCAGCAACATCACGGTATTTCTTATGAGTTACCAAACCAGTAAAGTCAATACCCATAGATAGTGCATTAGCTAGACCTTCTACTGGAGTTTCAGCATTAATACCTAGTGATACCTTACCTTGGTGTTGAGCTAAACCTAATGCAGAAGCAGCATCAACATCGCCAGCACCAGCAGTACCTTCAGCAAATGTAATTGTAGATGCACTACCAGTAACCAAAGACTTAACTTCAAAGCCCAAACCTGTGTGAGTAACAGAGCAAACATTAGATCCATTTTCAGTGTTAATGGCAAGTTCTAATATGTCAGCTACACCACCAAGGTCAGTTGCAGAAGACAGATCTAAGTCAGAAATAGCAACAGCAGAACCATCAATAGTAATATTAAAGTTACCAGCATTGGTTGTGCCATTAATCAGTACTAGCTCTGATAATTGGTCATGTCCACCACCAGTTAATACGGCAGCTTGGTTTGTTTCAAATGCTACCAATACAACAAAATCAGTTGGTGTAGGTGTTTGTGCATAGAAGGCAGTTGCAGCTTTATAAACTTCACTAGTACTTGCCCAGTCACCACCAACACTAGCTAAACTGGTATAGGCTCTTCCTCTTTCAGCAGTACCTACAACACCTTCTTCATTAGTTAGGAATCCTAAGACACCAAAGTTGCCTCCAGAAACCCCAACTGGTGAAACTGCAATAGATACATTAGCGAATTCAGTTGTTTCAATCGCCATAATCATTCCTTATTAGTTATCATTAATCTCAATAGTACTTATGTATTCTGAGCTACCACTTACAAACCCAGCACTAATTACTAACTCTTTTATTCTGTCCACAACTTCTTCAAAAGTTCGTGTAACATACATCTCTATGGAGAAACCTTTTCTATATTCCCACTCTTTCTCTAGCAAGCTATCCTCACTAGATAGGGGATGACAAGAAATAAAACCATATCCAGTACTAGTCATTATGGTTTTCATTGCCTCAGAGTTCCAGCTATGCATAATCTTTGAGCTTGGTATCCCCGAGTCTTCAACTACACCAACCCTATATCTTAATCTAGCTGGGCTATTGGTTTGATATGTTATAGTATCATTAGTTGAAGATATGGCTTTCCTGTGTGGTATCCCCACTTGATATTCTTCTAAGACCCTTATGTGTGCAAACTCATTAGCAGGTTTCTTGGCTTCCCTCTGTCTGGCTGGGTAAGAAAACTTTGGAATACCTACCATTGCATCTATCATGGCTTGCATTACTTGAACATCTTCCCTGTTAGGTGTCATGCTCTCTCCTTAGTTTTCTCAACTAAATAGCTTTCAAAACCAAAGTGTGCTTCATCAGATTTCTGTAGTATGTTGTAGATAATACCTTTGAATATTACTTTGTCATCTAAACCTACTGCATACTTATCTCTAACATACAATGACTTAAAGTCACTGTAACGCTTACCACCATCTTCTGAGTGTATAGATATACCTTCATCAAACTGTGAAAACCTGTTACCAGAAGTTAGTACACCATAAATTGTACTATCTTCTACTAAGCCATCTACCCAGTCATTATTTGTATCATAAGAACCTTCAGCTACAGATCGCCTAATCATAGCTACTAGCATTGGGGCTTGAAAGGCAGCGCCCATATTCATAGTCATCTTATGTAAGAGAATCCACGTACCGGCACTGTGCCAACGGTAGTGGTTCTCACTCCAGTAAGACAAATCTTACGATACTTTAAATATCTTTTGCCATAGGTAGTTGATAATAATTCTTCTGCCTTTGGATCAACATCACCAACAGCTCTCTTTAGTACTACGTCATCAACCTCACTATGAGCTAAAGGAAACATTGCACCTGAGTCACCCATAGAACTGAACTCACCAGCAATTAATAGATGTGCTGCATAATACGACTGAGCAAGTGTGTAGTATTCAAGCCACTTATCCTCGCTAGTCATCATTAGTACAGCATCATCTAAAAATAGTTGTATTCTTGCATCATCAATACTGGCAAACTCTGGAAACCTCAATTTAAAATCTGTTGGGTTAGTTACCATTGTTTTAACCTATTATGCTTTAGTACTTGCCTTTGGTTTAGTTGTAGCTTTAGATTTAGCTACTAGTGCTTCTGCAGCGGCAAGTTGTTCTGCTTCTAATTCAGCTTCTTCTTCTTCTGTCAACTTAGGTGCTTCAACAATAGTTAGTACTTTAGCCTTAAGTTGTTCTGCAAAGTTATGCTTTTGTGCATTCCATAACTCGTCACTAATCTCTAGTGTTGATTCACCAACAATTAAGATATGACCTACACCATCAACTAGGTTAGCTTGGTCACATATAATTGATTGGTTGCACACTGTTTCATTCTTGATTTTCATATTTATATTCTCTCTCTAATTTAATGTGGTGTTTGATAGCATTAATTTGTTCACTTTGTACAGCATTCTTAGTTACAACATCCCTATATACTGCATCTATCTTATCCAGTGCCAGTAATAATCTGTTGGTTGAGTTTGCTATAATGACTAATTGACTATCATAATTGTTATGCTTTAAGTGTAAGATATTAGATATTTCATCTACCTTATCATTTAGCTTTTCAATTTGCTGTTCTTGCTTTTTGATAGCACTACTGCTTACACTAACATCAGCGTAGAGGGCTCCATAAGAACCCCCCAATATGATTAGTGCTGCAAGTAGGCCAACTACATTTTCTTTAAACCAATGCATGTTGACCCCCGACTAATTAAACGCCGTAGAAATGTTGGAAAGCTGCAGGTCGGATCATCTCCACACCAGCAAATCGACCATAACAGTTGATCTCAAATTCAAGACCTTTATACTGTACAGGTAAATGCTGATAAGGAAAGGGCTCACGAATACGAGCATTATCAGAACCAGAGGAAACAGTTGTGAAACCATTACCTTTTCCACCAGCAGGATCGAATGCTCCACCAGCAACATCGTAGATACCATCAAGTTCGTTAATATCTTTGAAGTCATCAGCAGACTTAATAAACTGGTTATTGGCTAAGAACCAACTCATGATGGACATATCTGACACTTCAGAACGAGGTGTGTTCATCAGATAAAGCTTCTTCTCAACTGAAAGAAAGATCTTATCAGGTCGGAATAACTTCTTAGTGTCAGAGTAATGCTTAGCACAAGCACTTGTAAGATCTTTAATAACCTCATCAGGTGTTTTATCAACTCCCCATACACGACTATTACCACCACCAGAAGCAGCAGCAACTTGAGTTTTAGAAACAGACAAACAAGGTGCACCAGCAGGGCCATCAAAGAAACCATTAAGGTTATTCTCAGCAGAACCAAACCAGATAATTTGGTTTACCTTTTCTTCGTAAGATCGACGAGTGGCTTCAGCTTTACGTGCTTCCAAAGGCATACCAGTTACTTTAGCTGCAGCTAGTTCTTGGCGAGAATATCCAAAGGCATTACCAAGTGTCTTAACAGCGATAGAATATTCTTTACCAGAAATATCACCACGAGGCAAATCAGTTGCCTTACCAGCAATAATTGCAGTCTCACCACGCTTATCATAGCTACGGTAAGTGATTAAGTTAATGCCTTCACCACCTTCTGAGTTTAAACTGAAGCACTCACGGCCCATAAGTTCTGGGTAAAGTACATCATAGGATTGTGCCTGAATGTATTCAAGTTGACGTTGGAAGAATACACCCTCGTCATCTCCCATCAACACACCAGTATTAATCAGGTGCTCAACAGCATCATTAATTACAAACTCAACTTTTTCTTCATCAACTAACTCTATACGAGTATCTTCATCAATGGCGAATACTTTAACTACTTTTGACATTTTATTGGATCCTTATTTATTAATTAGTTGTAATATTAGTCTGCAAGAATGATTCGTGCTTTAATAACGTCACCAGCGATACCGGCTTCTTCAGCTACAATGTTACTAGTTGCCAAACGAGTTGTTCCAGAAGCAGCAGCACCAGTAAGTTCTCCAGTTGCAGTAATAAACTGTAGTTTATCTCCACCAGAAACAGCAGAAGAACCAGCAGCAAGTTTGATGTATAAGTAGCCATCACGAATAAGTGATACAGATTCAGCAACTTTATATTCAAAGTCAGTGCCATCGGAAGGTCGGTTGCTTGCTTCATGGTTGTATTCACGCTGGCTTAGTGCGAACACATCAATCACAGCACCAGAGGCACCAGAATCAGAAAGTGCAACACCACGATCTACAGTTGCAGAATCACGAGACATTACAAGACCAAAACCCGCTGATGCAGAAGTTAGAATACCTGTTTGTACAACACGGGGGCCAGAATCAACTAGATCGCCAGCGTAACCATTTGCAGTGTAGATGTTAAAAGTTTGAATAGGCATGTTATTTGTTCCTTATTTACTTTGGGCAGACTGACGGGCCTGCATACGTTTACGAGCTGCAGCTACAGGATCTTTTACTTTTTCCTTAGCGTCAACAGTTATGTGTGTTTCTTGTTTCTTAATCAGCTTACCCATTGGTGTTTCACCATCAGTAGAGTCAGCAATTATATCAAACATGGCAGATATGTAATGTTCACTTTTGCCTTCTAAAGATTTGTCTGGCATCTGATCTTCTACTACCAAGGTCTGAATTTCTAAAGTAGTCTTAGCACCAATATCTTCAATACGCATATCTGAGATTAATCGGGCTTGTTCGATTACTTTACATCGAACAATTACATCTTCTTTGGCAGCTTCTTTCGCATCAGTAAGTTCAGCTTTGCTTTTCTCTAGCTCAATCTCTAGGGCTTCATTGCTGGTCTTACTATCAGTTAGTGCAACTTTTACTGCTTCATTGCTAGCTTCAAGTTCTAACACTTTGGTTTGTGTAGCAAGTAGTTCATCTGCAATATGAAGGTCTGCCTCGTCAGAAATACGACAACTTGATCCAGCTCTTCCTTTGGCTACAATAGCAATATGGTTAGCCTTAATGTTTCGCTGGTAATATTTACCATCTACTTCTTCAATATCACAAGTATAACCCGCAGATAGTTCTTGTGTTCCTCCTTCTAAAGCATCAATAGCTTCAACAGTAGTTAATACCAATATGCCACCAAGTGTATCTTCATCACGAGTTGGCATACCTTCAAGCATACCCACTTGTAACTCTTTGGCATTATCAACAGTAAGTTTTAGGTTTTCCCCATTTTCATCTTTAGGGTGCCCAATTGTTACTGGTGCACTGCGGAAAGTCTCAATAGACTTTTCATCAAACACATCAGCTTCATCTCTAAGAACCGCAATAATTTTATTGGGGTCTTCATCTACCAAACATAGTTGCTTAGCTGTGTAAAGCTGAGTACCTGTTTTGGCAAATTTACAAGGAACATGCATTTGGCCAGCATCAGTTAGTGTACGCTTTGTTGGCACACTGATACGATCTACCAAGTTAATGTTAGTTAGTTTCATTAAAACTCCATTAATTATTTGTCTGGTTTATTGTCTTTGTTGGCTTGCGCTGGTGTAGAACCAACTTCAGCATCATTAGATATGGCACCAGACCTTTTTAACTCATTCAGACCAGACTCATTAGATATTACGCCAGAATCAACTAAGCCAGAAACACTTTCACGCTCTGTCTTAATTCGATCTGCTTTCTGGGATGCTGACTCAGGGAAAATACAATTCCACTCATAGTCAAAATCTTCACCTTGTAATCCAAAGTGTGCTTCCAGTAGTTTATCTACCACTTTTAGTCTTGGTACAAATATGTCTTTATGTAGACCTTGTAATGTTTCTATATAGTTTACTAAGTCTGACTCACCTGTGGCATTCATACCATCTGGTGAAGCTGATAAGAACCTAGTAGCAGGTATAGAAACTGAGGCAGCTACAATTTTTAAATATTCCCAACGGTGTTATTAAGCAAGATTCGTTAGTTCTTACTAGAGTGTCTTCTATTATTGGCCTCTTTTGTGTTTTCGGCCTTGGTTATAAACATACAACTAGTGTTGCTATATGTACCATTAAATTTTATATCTTTGTCAAGTGCCATGTTAAACCCATTCTTCCAAGCTTCATAGCCTTCCAACTTTTCTATATCATCACAAAATATTTGAAAGTTGTGCCATCTTTGATCAACAGTAATACCCCTTCTTACATAGTTTTTGTGTTGAGGGTCACTAGAGTAACAACGATAGAACATTCCTGTCCATGCTTTGTATTCTCTTGTTGTCTTTCCATTCTTCTTTGTTGTGTGCTTACCAGTACCTAGAAATCCCCTGTTGAATACTACTGGTACATGATAATCTTTCACCATGCCTTTTACAATGCCACTTGTTCTGGCTTTAGTTTTAAATCCAGTACTTAAGAATTCTACTGCGTATAAGTCACATTTTGGATCATCAAGCCTGCCTAAAACTTTAAGTGGGCCATGATCGTTTGTTGCGTGGACACTACCCACATAATATTTCTTGCTACGATACTCTGTTATATAATTCATCTTTACACTCTTCTACATATTACTATGCAGCCTAGACTATATCTTACATACTACCTTGAGTATGCCCCTAAATTACGAAGCCACTTGGCCTCTCTTGTAAGCTCCCTTGAGAGTTACATTTAGTCGTTGCACTTCGGTTACTAATCCTAAGATATTCACCATAGCTCAGTATTGCCCTTAACTTAATATTAGGGGTTCCACTGATTTAAAAGGGTTTATACTTGACAAGTTATTTATCAAGTCCTTCAATCCAGAAAGTTGTATCTTCTTCTGGTCAAACTCTTCCTCTTGATCTAGTATTGAAACACCATAAACACCCTTAATTTGTTTCCATCCTTGAAAGCGGGCTATCATAGCAGCAGTACCAGAATCACTTTCTAAAATAGTTTGTAGATCTGGTATTCTAATAACATCGGTGTTTGCTTCTGATACCATCTGAGCTGCAGCAGAACTAGCAACATAGAAGTTATCCATTTGCTGAGTAAGTGGTATTAATACACTATCACTATACCATAAGTTTCTTTGTCGTTCATATATTGGCAATTCCGTACCTTCAAAACGAATAAGCCTGTCTTTATGTATAGGTGTAGTAGTGTTTACGAATTGGTAATGGTCAGGCATACCGAATGTAACACTCATAGGTTTCTGATCAATCTCACCCAAGGTTACTATCCTAGTTCTATCCACAACATGCATGGATCTTAAACATCCTTCTTTTAACCTCTTCCAATTTACAGGTTTATCTGTAGTTCTTCCATCATCAATATCTAGTACAATAAAACTAGTACCGTACAACCTAGCCCACTTGTAAGCTTCCCTGAACAAGCTATCAACTTCAAATTCTTTGTCGGCCTCTTGAGCTAACTTAGAGTTAAACTTGCGCCACTCCCTAGTCATATCTTGTGGGACTATCTTACAAACTTTCTGGCTTAACCAGCATTCACGATAGCGTGCTGATAGGGTAACATGATCAAAATTACGTCCAGAGTGATTCCACTGATTGAAGGTAGCTTTATCTTGAGTACCACCAAGGCCAGTTGCTAGGTTGGTAAGGCCATCTTGTAGTGTAGCCATATTAGATTGTTTGGAAATAACTACATCAGATTGACTTACATCACTCTTCATAGTAACTCCTTATTACCAAGTTAAAATTCTCTTGGTTTCTGACCTGCTAACAGGTTTACTTGTTCTGGTTCTGTAGCAACAGTGTTGCTAGTTTCATCACCATCTGTATTGTAGACTACTTTGTTAGGTACAAACCCAGCTAGTAGCCCAGAAATAGTTTTATGTTTTACCTTACCATTACTACCTTTATACTTAGATCCATCCATGTTCCAAGAGCCACATATCTTAGCATCACTTGGTTTAGATTCTACCCAATCAAGCAGTTTTTGTAGTCTGTCTGAGTCTATGTGTATGTATATTGAGTATGTAAACCACTCCAACATACCAGCACCAACTTTAAAACTGCTATTGAAGCCAGCGTGATTAACATCTGGATGACTTAATATATCTTCTAGTAAGTTGTCTTGATCTATATCTAAACCTCTATTATTTTTATATTTACCTAGTTGATCTTTCTTGCTACCTTTTAATACTAAAAGTATGTTTACTACATCACTCATGTTAGTGCTTCCAATTCTATATCACTAAGTGCTGTTGGGTGAATAACAATAGATTCAAATACCTCTGAGTCTAAACCAGACCCCACTTCCACTTTTGTTAGTGGACTGACATAGTCAGTTTTAGCGCTTGTATCTCCATTTACAACTGGTGTGATATTGTTAATCCACATCTTTAACCCAGAACTATTATTCTTTGAAAACCTTATGTTTAACAGTTCGTCCCTAGCATAGTTTATTGAACCAACTAAGTAGCTTGTTTCAGATACAATACCATTATTGTCCATCCTAATATACACCCTATCAGAAGCTGGGTTAAAAATAATGGCAAGTAAATAAGCACCATCATCTGATTCTATTGCTAGTGGCCTAGAGAAGTTTACTCTGGCATCATCATAGTCAAATTGAGGTCTTACTTTAATCTGACCACTAAAGTTGTTTCTTAGGTTTGGAACACCAATAGTTGACAAGCTTGCAGTCAAGCTTGTAGCAGATCTTGTTACAGTTGTTCCAGAAGTTTTAGTATAAGACGTATAATATTTCTTTGCTTCTAGTTGCGCACCCCATATATAAAATTCAGTAAGATCACCAGATCTTAAATCTGCAGCGTAGAAGTTAGATGGAAAATTGGCATCATCTTCGTAATTAAATGATATTCTTTTCCATACCTCTGTTAGTTCTGTTAGTTTATTGTTACCATTGTGGACTAATACATTTGCAAACCCAGTACCAGTTACAGTTCTTGCCCATATACTTTTATTGTCCCCAGGAAGTGAAGTACCTTGTGCGGCTAAGTAGCCAGATCCAGACACTTTAAATGCTGTAAGTGTTCCATCTGGTGCCTCAACTGATGCTAGCTCAACAGTAGTTGTAGCTTTGTTCCATTCAGCATCTGTAAAGTCTTCACTATAAAGTAACTTGTTTGTTCCAACACCCTCTAGTAGTACACCACCTGAACCAACTATTTCTGCACCTGTACTTTCAGTAACTAATCCATTTACATCTACAGTATTACCATTCAATGTTGTGAAGTGTCCAGTATCCACAACAAATTCAGATGGGTTTTTATTTATCTCTCCTGTAACATCTTCTATTTGGGTGTTTCTAATGTCAAATACTATTTCAGTAGTTCCCGCATTTCTCCACCATACACCCACTGTAGCATCTTGTATTAAAGTTCCTGTATCTGGTGATATTCTTACATACTCATCACCTATTAACTCATTAATACCTGACAACAATATTCCTGTATAGCCCCCAGAATCTTGTATCCTTAAATCATTAGTAGATCCGCTAACATGCAAAGCTTCTGAACTAAGTCGAAACTCACTGCCTGCCGCCTTTAATGAAGAAGTTCTTTTATATACACCACCACCAGCAGGCAAGGTAGCTCTTATAGAACCATCCCCATTATCAACAAAAGTTGCACCACTTGTAGCTACCCAGTAATTTAATGCCCTATCTCTTAGCTCATTTTCAACCTGCCTAGTGCCAACGAAAGATGGTATATCTGTCTCAACTTTCTTTACAGTATCTTCATAGTCTGAAAATGATTGCTCACCTAACCTAGTAAATGTAAATGGGCCAACTGAACTTAGTAGGGAGTATAAGATAGGATCTACAACAATGGTTTTTATTTTATGTACAAAGTAACTAGT